TATTAGAAAAGATGCTTGAAGATATGAAGCCGTTTCTTCCTAATCATGTTTTCATCAATGGTAATTATGGCGATCCAATTATGTATCCATACTTACTTGAAGTAATTCGCATGTATAAAGATGCAGGAGTACGACAACTCACACTAAGTACAAATGGTTCAGCACAGACAGAAGACTGGTGGCGTGAACTAGCACAGATTATGAAAAAGCCAGATAAAGTTATCTTTGCTATTGATGGACTAGAAGATACTAATCATCTATATCGTGTGAATTCTAAATGGAATATAATTATGCGAAACGCTAAAGCATTTATTGCAGAAGGTGGTAGAGCAAGATGGGATTACATTGGGTTTGCGCACAATGAGCATCAAATTGATGAAGCAAAGCAATTAGCAGAAGACATGGGTTTTTGGAAGTTTAGATATAAGAAATCTAATCGCTATGTAATCCCAACACATTATGACGGTGAAGAAGTAGAACAAATCGTCAAGCGTACTGAGTTAACGTTTGTTGCTAAACAGCATGTAGCACAAAAGAAGAAACAGGACGTAGATCAGATTAAAAAAGATAACGCCCTGGAGACTATTCTTGCTGCTCCAAAGAAACAAGCTAATACAACTGAAAAGGTTGATGCTGTAATCAAGAAACATAAGACATTTGATAATTATGTTAAAAATACAGAGATAGAATGTCAAACAGCAAGAGATAAAAGTATCTTTGTTGATTATCAGGGAAAAGTATGGCCATGCTGTTGGCAAGGACATTACTACAGTAAGATTGGACACGATTCTGCTACACCAACTCGCATACAAGATAATGAAAATATGTGGGAACGATATGGAGAAGGCTTTAATGATTTAGCAAATCATGGCATATTCGATATATTAAAAACTCCATACTTTAACAATGACTTAGTAGATAGTTGGAAAACAGGGTCTGATAATCGTCTTTGGATTTGTGGTAAGACTTGCGGAAAAGAACTAGATTTCAGAGGAAATGGCAAACAGAACTTTGAAGATACGGAGATAAAGAAAAATGGAAAGTAAGACATTTTGTATTCTCCCTTGGATTAATATTTCAACACGTGCAAACGGTGACTTGAGAGTTTGTTGTCATGCTAATCAGGGACCAACACGAGGAATATATAAGAAGGAAGACGGTAAGAATTATAACTTGCATCGTGACAATATCACTGATGCTATTAACTCTCCTCTTGCTAAAGAAATTCGCAAGACTATGTTAGATGGAGAATGGCATCCTGAATGTGTACGTTGTATACGTGAAGAAAAAGCAGGTATGAAATCTAGACGTATCAACGACGGTGAACGTTTTGCTAAACACATTACTTGGGAAGATGCTGTAAAGCACACATCGGAAGATGGAACGATTGATTTAGAACATATCAAACAAACGTATTATGATATTCGTTTGGGTAACTTCTGTAATTTAAAATGTCGTATGTGTTCTCCAATGGACTCTAGTGCTTGGTACGATGACTATGTTAAGATGTGGAATACAAATAAATTTAAAGACACTCATGGCATAGTCGAAATGGTTAAAAACAAAAAGGGTAAGTTTACAGCACCTGATTATGATTGGGTAATGGACGACCACTTTTGGGAAAACTTAAAAGAAAACGTGTCGGGTATGCAACATGTATACTTAGTAGGCGGCGAGCCACTTATCATTGAAAAACATTACGAGTTCTTAAATTATTGTTTAGAAACAGGTCATGCGAAGAACATGACATTAGAGTATAACACTAATCTTACAAACATTCAACCACGTGCGTTAGAACTATGGAAAAACTTCAAAGAAGTGCAGTTCGGTATTTCAATGGATGGCATCGGTGACACACTAGAGTATGTACGCAATCCACTAAAGTCAAAGTTGATTGAAAAGAATTTAAAAAAGTTAGATGAAGTCGGTACAGAAACATTAAACTTTAGAGCATGGATTGCTTTTACAATCGGTTCATTGAATGCATTTCATGTTCCTGATTTTCTTAAATGGAAAATTGAACAAGATTTTGCAATCATTTCTCCAATGATGAAAAACAATCCAAAACCATTCGTAAACATACACCCAATTCATAGGCCTTTTGAACTAAGTACACGTTTTTTACCCAAAGAAGTGAAAGACCAAGTAAGAGATAGTTGGGAAGAATTTAGAACAGATTTTAAAAATAATATTGTACATACGATTGACTTTCATAGTTTAGCTAAGAAGAATCCAATGGCAATTGGATTTGTTAAACCTGCAAATGTTGAATGGGCAAATCAAAAAATGGATCAACTACTTGATACTAACATTAACTTTATGTACGGAGAAGATTGGTTTACTGAAGAGAACAATAAGAAGTTCTGGGATTACAATGGCAAACTAGATGATATACGTGATGAGAATATGGAACGTCAACTACCAGAACTATATAACGCAATGAAAAAATATAAATAAGTATGTACTTAATAAAGAGATAAAAATGACAGATATTAAAAAAGACGCAGACTATTGGTCGCAGTATGATTTTACCGCAACACCGTATGATGATATCGTCAAGGTAGGTCAACGAACACTTTTATACAGAGACTTGTTTTCAGTGTCTTGGTTATTAGGACGTTTCTGTAACTACAAGTGTTCGTACTGCTGGCCTTATGCCAGAAGCGATAGAAAAGATCATAGACCAACAGAATTGTGTCTAGCAACTATAGATGAAATTAAGAGGCAAGCACGTGATAACAGTTTTAATAGTTTTCATTTTAGTCTTTCTGGCGGTGAGCCTACTTTTCATCCAGGATATCTGGATATTTTGCAGCATTTGGCTGATGATGTTGATAACACTAATTATACCTCTGTGCATATGACAACAAATATGGCACGTAAAATGGATTGGTTTCAGAAATATTGTGACATTGTTGCAAAATTTCATCGTGCTAGTATTACTGCATCATTTCACAGTGAGTATGCAAAGCAAGAAGAATTCGCTGACAAACTTTTATTCTGTATGGAACATGATGTGCAAGTAACAATTAATATGGTTCTTGTACCAGACTGGTTTGATAGAGATTGGGATAACGCAATGTACTTTCACAAACGTGGAATCAATGTTACTCTAAAACCACAGTCAGATCCTACTGCATCACGTGTTGTAGACGGATATACAGACGAACAACTAAAGATGATGCAGAATGGTATGCCACAACGTGCGTACACTGATACTATTGAAAAAGCGAATACTATTAAAGCAATGCGTCCAAAGCCGCGTACAGGTTCTATGTATAAGATGGATATGATTAACGGCGATGATAAGAACGTCCCACCTATCATGCAAGTTGAGTTCGAAGATAGTAAAGGCGACAAGTACTACATGGACCAAGCAGAACGCTTTAATGCGTTTAACTTTAACAAGTTTAAAGGTTGGGATTGTACTAGTGGATTTAAGGGTATCATCATACGTGAACCTGATGGGTCTATCAAACGCTCTTACAGTTGTTCTGACGAGCCTCTAGGGTATATTGAGAGTGGGTTTAAACTATTCGATGCACCTAAGGTATGTATCAGTGACAGTTGCGTATCCAGTGCAGATAGTAAAATTCCAAAACGTGCGCCCGGCGCAATGGTTCCTATCTATCCCGGAGATGTGAGTTATAAAAAATGAAGAAAAGATTTTACATAAAAGATTGTCCAGATAGAAAAGCAGTCCATGCCTGGATTGCAGAAACTCTGGATACTGACAAATATGCTAAAACAATGAAACCAAGCAAAGAAGGTGTATTGTTCGAATTTGAAGATACGAAATTAGATGTGGACACGCTAAGAGATAGTATCGAAGACGCATTCGTAAAGTATGGTTGGTATGGGTTTCTAAACATATATCAAGGTAAATTTGCTAGAAGTTCTAACTATGGTGGATTGAGTTTGGTGACTAATCCTACATATAGATATGACAATATTCCAAAGAATGCACAGACATTAGGGTATCCTAGAAATAACATTCCAGATGAACTGTTTATGAAGAACTTTTCATTATTTGAAAAGATTATGGAAAAACGTCTAGATAAAGACTTGTGGAGTGAGACCCAGGAGTTTGGGATGCATCATGGGTTTAGATATTTACATCAACATGGTATAATTGATGATACTGTACTAAATGAACTTTTATCTACGCATGAAGATAGAAAAGACGTGGGCGAACGCATCAACAAAGACACGTACCCAGACACATGGGGATTTAGAAATTGGAGTGAATGTTCTGGGCATGAATATTTAGGCACACTCAGGGACAGAATTAAGTCCTCTCCGGTGCGTAGTCGCATTGCGCAGATTAAAGGCATCGATGATAAAGCAACACAAGAGACTGCAAACAAATTCCTATGGCACAGAGATGAAAGCTGGTTTTACGAACTTCGTATAAATTTAGCACTTGATAATCCAGAGAATGCATATGGTATCGAAATTGAAGATTATGGAACAAAGTCATTTACTCCCGGAAATTGGTATGTTTGGGATACATATGTGACGCATCGTCCATATGTAGCAAAGCCAATGCCAGGATACAAAAGGACTAACTACGTATTAGCAGTTAGCCCTTGGTTTGATTGGAATGAAGAAGACCAGTGTTGGGAACAGAATGAATTCTATGGTGAAAAACATCCTGTTGATATGGTCATTGATGGGGATGTTATAGACGGTCTAAATTTAGTAGAATAAATTAGATTGCCATTGGCGCTTTAATGAATGGAAGTGGATCGTAACCCACAATCTCGAAACTATCCATAGTAAAATCATCAATAGATTTATGCTCACCGATAATCTTTAGTTTAGGAAACTTCGTAGCTTCACGTGTTAGTTGTTCGTTAACTGCATCTACGTGATTATTATAGATGTGACCATCACCAATAGTGTGATAGTAATCCCCAACTTTCAATCCGCAAACGTGTGCAATCATATGTGTTAATAGAGCATAGCTTGCAATGTTAAATGGAACACCTAAGAACAAGTCTGCACTACGTTGATATAGATTACAGCTTAGTTCACCTTCGTTATTCACATAAAACTGTGACATAGTATGACACGGTGGCAGAGCCATCTGATCTAAGTCAGATACATTCCAAGCACTTAAAATATGTCTACGTCCCTGAGGATCATTTTTAATCCCTTCAATGAGATTAGCTAATTGATCTACTCCGTTCCAGTTGCGCCATTGTACACCATAGACGGGACCTAAGTCTTTATTATCTTCACTGTTGTAATGACCAAGTGCTTTACCTTGGTTGTCTGCATTAGCAGTCCAAATAGTTTTCTTGTCTCTCAATTCAGTACGCGGTTTGCCGTAATGAATTTCTGCTAGTCTACGTTCATTCTGTGAACCTTCGATAAACCATAGAAGTTCACTTAGTACACTTTTGAAAGCTACTTTCTTAGTTGTTAGTAGCGGAAACCCAAGGCGCAAGTCAAAATCTAACCATGACATAAATCGTGCCCGTGTACCAACTCCTGTACGTTCTTGTCCTCGTTGCTCACCTGTATGTAACACAGTGTGCAATAAGTCTAGGTACATATCTTCGTTCCAGTTGTGACTACTCATGTTCTTTCCCAACGTTCAATTGAAATGGATGGTTTATGCTGATTACCTATCTCGGCACGTGTAGAACGACATGCAAAATTATCTAGATACATATCAACATCTACTACTGTATCACATTTATATGTATCCATAATCCTTGTCATGTATATTGTACTACAATATTTGTATGCTTCATCATAAATTTTCTTACCGCCAATGATAATAGTTTCCTTACCTGGATGCCTAAAATCAATTGCAGTAATAATGTTTTCCATTGAGTACTGTGTATAGTTATAGCAGTCAAAAGCTCCTGTGAAATTTGACAAGTCATTCGCAGTAATCACATAGTTAATACGACCTTTAAGTGGTGCTAGACCACCAAGACTGTTCCAAGTATTGCTACCCATAACTACTACGTTGTCTTCAGTTATATGTTTAAAATGTTGTAAATCTTCTGATATATGAGGCCAAGGAAGACCGTTTTTAAAACCAATGCCCCCTGCTTTATCACAGGCAAAAATCATACTAACCAATTGTTTTCCCCGATTCATCATTGAAATGATTTGAAAGAATAGTTTGTACGTTTGTAACTACACTTTCTTTGATACCATCTACATCAATTTGTACTTCGATATCATCAATTTGTTCGAAGTGTGATGCAAGTTTATCCCACCCCATATTCTCTGCCATCGGCAGTGGATGCAGTAGTTCATCTCCAGTTAGCTCAATGTCTTGACCATTTTTCATCTTAACAATGATTGACTTAACAAACTGTGCTGGGATACTCATAGGGAAGATTTCTTCCATTAGTCTATCAAACTCACCGTCTCTATCAAATTCCATTACGATAACCCATCGTTGTCTTTCATTACTTCTGTATGTTCAAGAGCGGCGACAATAACTGCCGCCGCCTTGATTAGTTCTTTTTCGAAATCATACGAACTTGGTGCTTCAAGCATAGTAGCACGTCTAGTCTCTTGCGCAAGATAATAAGTTGCAATCGCAATCCAATCATTCGGAGAGTTGTTTGCATCGAATTCGCTACCAGGAATATCAACTTGACGTTCACGTTCCTGCTTAATACGATCTAGTATACTATTACGCTTTATTGACATTTACGCCTCAGACTTCTTCGGACGACCACGCTTCTTTGGTGCGTCTGATGTTTTAGCTTTAGTAACACGTACTTTCGGCTTTGCTTCTGTCTTTGGTGCAAGCGAAGGATCATATGTGTATGCTTCCTTACGTTTTGCATCTGCATCTTGTTGTAGAAGATTTGCTTGAATCATAAGATTTTGTGCAATAGCTTTGTTCTCGTCTTGTTGCGATTCTGCTACATTTGCATCAACTTGTGAATCTGCTGGAGTTTGTGTTGTATCATTCGTTGCTGGGATTTCGATTTCATCGGTATCCATTTGTGCAAGAATATCATTTAGCGGAACATTAGTATTAGAGTTAGGTGTCATGATAATTGACCCTGTTGGAATCTTTACTAAATGTCCTTCTTTGTGTAATGTCTCTAACATAGTAGTACCATGCCAGAATACTTTACGACCCAGTACTTCATACAAGTTTGCTGATGCTTGTCCTTCTGGTGATTCTACCGCCTGCATGAAATCATCATGGTATCGATCCGGTAATGAATCACTATACACAACAAGTGCGTTTTCTTTATCATCTGGTAGCTGAAGGAAGACAACACTCAAACGTTGTCCGGTACCTTCGTGTCTACCGACATGTTTTAGAAAAGCCATTACTTAACCTTCTGCAGGAGCTTCTGCTGGTGCTTCGCCCTCTGCCTGCTCTGCCTGTTGTGCTTGTACAAAATCAATAAATGATTTGATTTTATTAGCAACTGCGCCTACTGCTGAAAGTTCACCAGCTTGAAATGCACCACGCTTTGATGCAAGATCGATTACTGCATATACGTTAGCCAAATCATTAACTGTTACTGCTGGAGCTTCAGCTTGTGCTTCTACTTGAGTTTCTTCTGACATTTTATATTCTCCTATAGGTTGATGTCATTTAATTATATATAATATGAATAGAACATATCTAATCATAATACTATTATACTAAATTATTTTGTGATTGTCAACACTTTTTTGTTGTTATGCTACTCTGCGAACAAATTCTTCTGGCCAGTTAAGGTATTTAAGCCAGATTTCATATCTAATTGATAGTGTAAAATTCTTATTTCCGATCATCTGATAAAGATTAGGTTGTTTCGGCATCCTTACTGGTCGAATATCCATTCTGTTTGCTTTTGCATGATTACATTTTTTACATGCACTTACGATGTTTGTCCAACTTGTTTTTCCACCTCTGGATCTAGGAATAACGTGGTCTAGGGTAAGTTCCGATGTTTTGAATGTCTCTAAGCAGTACTGACATTTGTGATTATCTCTTATAAAGATATTCTTACGAGAGAAATTAACGTCACCTGCACTCTTAACATAGTCGCGTACTGATATGACTGCTGGTACAAGCAAAGTATGATTGGGAGATCGAACCTCCCAATCTTCATGCCATTCTAGGACATTTATTTTATCTAGCCAGATAAGTTTGATACTTTCTTGCCACGTGAGGGTTGAAAGTGGAGTGATGCTCAAAGGCGCCCCGTCGGCATTCAAGAGTAGTGTATCGCTCATAGTGATATTTATACTTTTAGTTAGAGTAGTATGTATGGTCACCGAACGGTGGGATGATATGATTTGATCCATGAATTACGAATAGTGAATCACAGTATGCTTCATTGCCCCATGAACCAAACGGATAACCATCTGTAAACATAATGAATTTGTCAGGAACAATATCGTTTTCTTCCATGAAGTTGTAGTTACATTCAAAATCAGTGCCGCCACAACCAATGATTTCATAATCTTTGATTTCATCAGCATTCATAGGGGTGAATTCTTTGTATGATTCTGTATACACTTGAGTATCGAAAGTCCATACACGCAAACGAAAATCTTGAAACTGATCCATGATGCCTGAGATTTCTCCCATAAAATCACGTATCATATCGTGTGAGATAGAGCCCGAAACATCAATACCAATCGCAGCGTCAACTTGATAGTCGTTGTCAGTCCCCGGTAGATAGATACCAAGTGAACGTGACTTGCGAGATTGGCGCATCCATGTGAAGTCAGATTTGAGTGATGATTGAACTGCTAGGTTCAAATGCTCACGCCAATCCATCTTTGGTTCTGTCATATCTTTGATGATACGTTTGATATCACCCGGCAGATTGCCTGCACCCGATGATTGTGCAGCTTGCAGAACAGCTTGTTTCATCTGATCCTTGATAGCTTTTGCTTCTTCCTTAGAAATTTTGATAGGTGCTTTACGACCAGTAGGATCATTCTTGCCGTCTTTATCAGAACCTTCACCATCTCCGAACATATGTTCATCAAGCGTTTCAGTGCCGCTAAAGTCTTTCCCATCTTTTTTCTGTTGAAATAGATCAGCATAAATCTCTTCAGTGTATGATTTGTAATACTTACGATCAAACAATGCCATCTTAGGCATTGTACCGATTTTAGCTTCTACACAACCTTGATTAACTTTATAATCAGCAGCAATATTCCATAGCTTAGGATCACGATTTTCATCTTTATAATCCATCAGACGACCATTTTCACCACAGTGTTCATATACACAATGAAATACTTCATGGCCTACAACAAAGTCAATTTCTTCACTAGTTAGTGTGCGAAAGAAATCACAGTTATAATAGAAGTGTTTACCATCAACTGCGGCAGTAGGACACCACTCAGCTTCGACTAGTTTCAGTCGTGTAGCGAGAGTACCGAAAAACGGATGCTTAATCAACATGCGAACACGACCTGATACAATCATTTCTTTAACTTCTTGATCAGTGTATTCGAATACTACAGGCTCTTCTGAATTTTCATCAACCTCGATACCATTTTCTTTGAGTAGATCATCTAGCACAGAGTTAAAATCGTCTTCTGTTACAATTTTCTTAGGTTCGATTTGCATATGATTCGCCTTTTTGTCTAACTTACTCTAATAATATAGCATCTGCGTTTCAGTTTGTCAAGTGTTTAAAACTCTTTTGGAGCATCTTTTTCCAATAATCAGATATAGCTGTATGTATTACCTTTTCATAGTCCTCAAACATTTCGTCCCAGTTATCAACTATTTCGAATTCAGGTATCATTCTTCTTCTGTATCATCTTCATATAGCATTGCTTCTGCCGCTTTGTATTGTTCATACAATCCTTGAAGTACTTCGTATTTTTCTAATAGTTTCGGATCTGGCTGTAAGACACCAAGACGTTTCTCAATTGCATCTACAATAGTAAACAACTCTGAAATTTTTCGTGTTTTGCCATTAACGTCTAAACTTATATCATTAAAATCTTCAAATGTATCTGCTGTAATATGGTTTGAATTAAGGGTAATAGTACCGGTACTATTACCGGTAATAGTACCGGTATTACTACTTGTCAGAATACCAGATAAATCTATTGTATTATCTACTGTGTCAATATGATAATCAGATGTATCTACCCAACTATCAGATGTTGAAACTTCTTTGTCCGGACTTTCGTAAATATAAGTTTTTATTAATTCATCTAGTTCTTCATTTTCCATATGATTCGTCCTTTATTTCCAACTACTATACTAGTATAGCATAGTTATAGATTTTGTCAAGTTTTTTCAATAAAATCTTTGGCATCGACATGGTTTGATTTATTTTTATCATAGTCCTCAAACATTTCCTTCCAGTTTTCTGGTAGCTCAATGCCAGTTGACCCAATATAATTTTTATTAAATTTACTATAAGCATCTGTTATTAGGTTTCTATATTGTTCATCGTCAATGCTTGGCTCCCAAGGTGCACCAATAGCTAATGTGTATTTTCTTTTATCGTATGTATTGTGCATCATATGTGGCCACTTACCATTCATAATATAAGGTTTGTCGATTTCTGGGATAACAGTCGTATTATCCTTAGAAATGAAAACTAAGTCACTTACGTTTCCTTGTAATACATATCGCAGTTTATGATTTAATATATCTACGAATGTATCCCGCGCCGCATCTATATGGGGAGCATTTGTTTCATCTGGGTCTGTAACGATTATCAGTGTTCTACCAAAACCTACCTTAGTAAAAACTTCTTGTTCTAGCCAAGTCTTTAGTTTTGGAAATTTATCAATAAATTTTGGCACCCATTCAATGACATCTTTTTCTCTGTAGTCGATAGCAAGGGGGATAAGGTTACAGGATCTGAATTCGTCCCACTTCATCATGTCATCTGTTATTTCTTCTATCCCGTCAATGCATCCTTCAGGTGGATTACTGATATTGAGAGGTAAATAAATTAGATTTTCTATAACTTCATTTAAGTTATCGATGCCTATGTTTTTCATTTTTAACTCCGTATATTCTTTTTATAGTTATAACCGTATTCTTTTATAGTTGTATTCTTCAGTTTTTTATTTTCTGAATTAATTTGTTTTATATCATACTCTTTTATCGCAGTATTGACTAACAGTGCAATATTTTTGATCCAAAATATATTTTCTAATGCGTCTTCGTCCATCAAGTCTTTGACTGTAATACTATTGTTATAACCTAAATCATATGCGAAATCTATATGATGTTCATAGCAAAAGTCGCAACTATTTTCTTTTGAAAAGTGTGCAAACATGTATTCACGTTCAGCGCGTGTAAATCTATCGTTTATCCCTGATGTTAAAACATTGTCTAACATGTCTGCTATTGGCATCCATATGTTAGGGTTGTTTTTAAATAAATCTTGAAATGTCATTTTGTTAATAGTATACTTGCATTAGTGCCACCAAATCCAAAGCTATTACATAGAACAGAATTTATGCCATGTTTTGTTGCAGTAGTCACATACTTTGGTTTATATCTATCTTCTAGTATATCAATATTTAGTGATGGTGTTATAGTGTTATTAACTAAACTCATGGCACTTATTGCTGTCTCTACTGCACCAGCAGCGCCCATCATATGTCCAAGTTGTGATTTATTTGCAGTTATGTAGACATCTTTCATACCTAATCTATTAATTGCATCTAACTCTACAACATCGCCCATAGGTGTGGATGTTGCGTGTGCATTAATTAAATCTGGCTTACTGTCGATGCATTGTGACATACATCTTTCAATATGTTTACCCTCAGGATGCGGCGCAACAACTTGATACGCATCGTTTGTCATTACATACTTTTCTATTTCACATAGTGTGTTTTCTGTTTTTTCTTTAGTTAACAAAAATAGCGCCCCGCCTTCACTCAGAACTAGACCATCACGTTTTTTATCCCAAGGTCTACTTGCTACAGTGGGATTACTATTATACTTCGTAGATAATGCACGTAATTTGCCCATCTGTTTAAATGCATCTTCGCTGATACATTGGTCAACTGACCCAGCAATAACATAATCTGCTTGTCCTGTTTCAATAAGCATACACCCTAGAATAATACTGTATATGCCTGTACTACATGCACTCATGGTCATTGTACTAGGTCCTGTGTACCCATATTTGATATTGATATTGTGTGCAATCATGTTAGGACAGAATGTATAGCTATTGTCTGTATTTTCTCTGTTTGCCCTTAGACTTTCTAAGTACATGGAAAATCCCGGAGATACAATAACACTTGTTCTTTCACTTGGTAGCTCTCTATCGCCAATCAAGTCACTTGATAATGCTAATGCCCACTGCATATGCTCTGGTAGTCTATCACGTTCTGCTTCTGTTATAATCGGATATTCTTCTGCATTGAAGTGAAACTCTCCTGCAACTTTACTTCTAGTATAACGACTTGCATTTGGATCGAATTTAGTTATAGGACCATACGCAATTTTATTATTGATAATAGATTTCCAGGTTTGTTCTAAATTGCCAAACGGTGTAAAAGCGGATATGTTTTCAATATAAACAGTCATAGGGGTTCCATTGTTCTAAAGTCTTTGTAGTTCAGCTTCCATACATCCTGATATTTGTTATATAACAGAAAGTCTTTATGTAGCAATGTATATTTCCCTCCACGTGGAAATACGATTCTTGCTACTCTGGAAAACTTGTAATCTAATCCGTTGGGATCTTGTTCTAGGTTCTTCTCAGTATTCACCGTAGTAACAATTGTGTCGGCACCACGTGATAAACACCATTCTACTGCAAACGGTTGTACTGCACCGTGATGAAATTCATTAAGCATTTTATGGTCTTTAGTAGATGATGCGGTGTCTCTCCATGCTTTAAGAGTATATACACGATACGCTATCATATAGCATTTTGGAGATATATGAGGAAGATAATGCGCACCGCACATAGATACAATAGTATCTTTATGTTTTACGAACCACCACGCTTCCTCTGATCCCCATTTACAAAACTTAATAGCTTTTAATGATGAATTATTAGGACCGCCGTCTTCGCCACATTTAACGAGGAATTCTTTGAATTCTACTATATTGCTTTCATCTACTTGATGTAAAGAAAACTCTATTTTGTCTGCACCTGTAAAATTTTTAAGTAACATTTAAATACGTTTTAACACCGCCCAGATTAGAAAACCAGCAGGATCAAATTCCCACCACTTATGTCCAAAGTACCATCTACCGGGCCTTGCATGATGATTATTGTGCCATGCTTCACCACCGCTCAACCACGCAAAGATAGGATTATTATTCGACTGATCTTTAGTTTCAAACCAACGATAACCTAACCACTTATAATGCGATAGAACCCCATCTAAAATATGTCCTGCAATAGTTGCATTGTAGAAACCACTGAAACAGATAAAGATTGCAAAAAATAGAGGACCACCAATTAATAATGCAGACAGATATATAACGGCTTGGAACTTCCAGTAGTGTCTGTGATAGAATACTACACTTGGCTCTTTAAACATATCTCTGCCAGAAGATAGATATCCGCCTGACTTTTGGAAGCGACCTGTAGCACCTCTAAACCAACCAATTACATGTGGTGAATGCGGATCGTCTTCATGGTCACTATGTTTATGATGATATCTGTGGAATAAAACAGTCACTAGTGGGGATCCCGGAGATCCAAACATAAACATTGTCATCATAACCCATTTAATTGGTTCACTTGGTTTCCAGCTATGATGCGATGCCCATCTATGGAATCCTGCATTTGCACCGATACACATTACTAGATATGCCCACAAAAATCCCCATCCCAGAATAGCATATTGTTCTGTATATATACAGTATGGGACCGCAATTGCAGTTACAATAGCATTAAACGACCACTGAATATGCATTCTTCTCTCGTATGATATTTTATCAAACAATGTTTCTAGATATTTTAGCAAGTGCTTCCTCCAATACTTTTTCGTGTGATTTGCCGTCGAATAAAAATTTACGATGCCAATCATATGCGTGTGGTGCGTAACGACCATTCTCTTTACTTGACTTATGAATGAAGTCCCAAGTCATATTTGCTTTTTCTACTAGTTCAGGTTTGATGGTGTTTAGTTTTACGCTATCATCAAACTTGTTCATATACACAGCAAGCATGGCCCACATAAAGTCTGGGTATACGCCGTTACCTACATAGTTCACAGGACGACGGTAATGTTCCCAACACGCTTCTTTGTGATTATGGTTAATACCATATTGTTTTTGTTTACGCCAGAACGGTGTATCTTCTCGGTCGGACAGTGTAAAGTGATACGCAACAAAGTCAGCAATACCGTCTTCTAGTTTACTCATATTTTTGTTATATGCGTGAATTTGTGATGGTGTAATAATAGCATTTTCTTCTTTCGCACGATTGATAATACGGTTAGTTAACTGAATACATGCCTGTGCTACGTATAATGAGTTGGCTTCCATTGGCTCAACAAACGCTCCTGCCATACCGATACCAACAACGTTCTTATTCCAAGGAGTTTCCATACGACCGGACTCCCAAGAAATGTGTCGTGGCTCTTTGATAAACTCGTGCCCTTCCCAATACTTTTTAAACTTCACCATAGCGTCTTCTGGTGAAATTTCTGTACGATCAAAAATATAACCTGACCCCATACGATTGTATAGAGTGATGATGAAATTCCACCCTTCATCTTGTGCATACGACTGTGTATACGGACGCATTTCTGTTTTAACGTCTTTATACTTAACTGGCGCCACGATAGCATCACGTGTAAAGATATGCTCGTAGTCGTGCCAACCGTTGTCCATTGTACCTGTCAGGATACGGTTAAAGCCTGTAGCATCGCAGAACAAGTCCGCTTCATGCTCTGAGCCATCTTCTAGTACAAGTTTTTCAATGTATCCATCTTCTGATTTTACAATATCAGCAACATGCCCCCAAATGTGTTTAACACCTTTTGGTATTGCAACTCTATCACGTACTACTTCTGGAAACCGTTCTGCATCTACGTGATATGTCTTTGCTTGCCAATCACCTACTAGTTGATTGTCATCCATATCAAATGGCGCTTTATTGTGGTCCATCAGGAAGGTTTGTTCGCACATATCCTCTGACATTTCCCACCAGTTTCTACGACCTTGACGTTCAAGGTGTAACCAATAGTCATTCCATTTATCATCTACTCCCGGATCGCCTTTAGAATTGTTGAAGTAATCGTCTGTTTTGATTTGATGATAATATGAACGTGTTAGTTGGTTCTCTGGCATAGCAAAAGAAAATGTAAAGTACTGTTCATCAAACTTAGAACACCACCAATGATTTGATACGTGGTGACGTTTACCTTCAATGTTCCAGCCAACAAATTTATTACCTAGTTTATATAGTGAATTTGTACTGGACATCCAATCACGTTCTTCGATACCCATTTCTGCAAAGAAATCACCTAACTGTGGGATTGTAGATTCTCCAACTCCAATGATACCGATCTTCTTGCTCTCAATAAGGGTAATATCAATTTCAGGATTTTTTGTTTTGAGATAACCAGCAGTAAACCATCCGGCGGCTCCACCACCTAAAATAATAATCTTTTTTACCTGTGATTTCATGTTACAAATTTCTCTCTGTTAGCTTCCCGTTGAATTTTCCCCATTTGATTCCTGGTCAGTGGTTCATCAACAATGATTATTTCTTTGGGGATTTCATAAGGGAATAATTTATCTTTGATAGATAATTGTAGTTCACTTATATTTATCTCTTTTTCTACCTTTACCAATGCTACGATCTCAACTTCTCCCAACATTTCCCTGCTTCGAAACGTCACACATACTTCCTCTATATCTGGGAATACCATGATTGCATTTTCAATTGATACTGGAGATACATTATAACTATTCACTTTAATCAAATCTTTCTGCCGTGATTTATAGAATAGTTTATTGTATCTGCGTTCAAATACATCACCGGTGCACCAATATCCATTCTCGTCAAACTTTGCATCATCATTAAGATAATACATCATTACGGGAGATCCTTTGATCCACATAACTCCGTATCTATCAAGTTTGTATTGATAGTTTGGAGTACACTCTAATTGTAGCTTGTGTTGAGTATCTGGTTCGATTAGATATGTAAACGGAGGTACATGAGTTTCAGTGCATCCGTATAAATCACGTATGACTGGAACACCCTTGTCAAATAACATGTTTAACATTTCTTCTGGGATAATTGTACTACCGACACTTAGTTCACGCCAATGTGACATATCAAGTTCATGCCAACTACGCACTCTATTCATAGCAACAATCATAGCAGGAACAATAATACCAACAGTTGGTTTATATGTTAGATTTATTTCTGCGAAGCGCCTCGGATTAAATGCTTCCATGACAACTGTAGCACCTACCATAAGTGCTGGTAGTGGGAATAGATATAATCCTGCTACTGTCGGCGGCGGGAGTTGAGCTAAAATAACATCGTCTGTACTCATGTTGAATATGTCAATGTTTTGAATACAAGCATCATAACACGCCTTGTTACTATGTGCGACAGCCTTAGGCGCTCCTGTAGTACCGCTAGTGAATAGAACAGTGTAAACGTATTCTTTTCCCTTAACGCAAACTAATCCCTTATTATGCGGTTTAAGATTAATAGCATCATTTTCATTTAGAATGATATGGTCCGGCTTGCTTGCTTTTGATATATCATCGATAACTGCTTTGGGTAAATCATAGTACGTTGGCATAAATGTGACACCTAAAGCATCACATGCTAATACCATTCTCACATAGTTATGCCAACGTTCACTCGCAAATAGTACACGCTCATTTGGCATAAATGCCGTACTAAGTACAGCAATCAAGTTATCAACACTAGTCGCTAGTTCTGAATATGTGTATGTTTTGTCACCGCAAATAAGTGCATCCTTATTTGGAAATCTTTTTGCAGTTTGTTTAAATGTTTGATATATCATTATTCTTATTATACTATAAAAAGAGGGAGAAGTCAATACTCCTCCCTCCAGTACTAACGCTTAGTCTGCAATTAAGCGTTATGTGCCTCGATAATTAGTTTACCATACTTCTTAAAGAACTCCTCGATGCAAGGAACTTTACGCGGCTCAAGTGGGAGTTTGTAAACTTTCAGTGCGGTACGACCACCAAGTACGGTCATTTCTGTTTCGAAGTTATCCATCATGAAACGGAAGAAGTTGTCAGCCATTTTGTACAACTCGTCCATTTTGTCCTTGCCATTACGATCAACAAAGTCACGCAGTTCGTAGCAAAGTGAAGCAGTCAGTGAGAACATCGCAGAGATTTCACTACCTTCTTTACCCAATGTTTTAACAGTGCCATTCAAGATATCTGTTGGATTAGGAAGTTTGCCTGAGATTGCACGGTGCGCCATGAATTTAGTAGCGATACCATCACCAACAGTACCTGCAATCAAATCGTGCAAGCGACTATCTGAGATTTGCTCACCTTCCATCGGAAGCATTTGTGACACAAACGTCCATGAACGAGGAGTAGCAAAAGCACGTGATGCAGTGCGAGGATCAAAGTTCATTAGATCCATTTTGTTTGCAGTAACGTAGCCCACAACCTCAGCATCTATATTGTTTTGCAAAGCCCAAGTCTGCCAATCTTCAAAGTCAGTTGTCATTTCAAGGTGAACGAAACGATTAGCAAGCGGACTGGGCATACGATACGCAACGCCACGATCACTTTCACGATTGCCTGCGGCAACGATTAGAACATTATCAGGAAGTTTGTAGTTACCCAACCGACGATTAAGAATTAGCTGATACGCAGCAGCTTGTACAGACTGTGGTGCTTGATTCATTTCATCAAGAAATAGTACAACACATTCGAATTGATCAGCAAGTTCTTGAGTAGGCAAGTCAGCAGGCGGAAGCCATTCCATCAAGCCTGTATTCATATTCGGTACTGGGATACCACGCAAGTCAGTGGGTTCCATAAGAGCAAGCCGCATGTCAATCATGTAACCTGAACGCTCTTGTGTGATTGAATCAACAATCTCAGATTTACCGATACCGGGGGGACCCCAGATGAAGACCGGACGCTTACGATTCATAGCGTAGTTAATTTCTGTTCGAATATCACTCGGGCGAACTAGACGAACATCCATATCGTGTGTTGAAACTTTTGCAGACATATTGTATTCCTTTGTTTGATTACTTAATTACTATAGCGTGATTCGCGAGATTTGTCAAGTTTTTAAACAGCACTTTCGACAATATCAGCGGCTTTGTTAAAGTATTCAGAGTATGTTTCACCATCTAGAATGACTTGATATTTCTCAAACATATCAGCATCAACAAAGTTCCAGTTAACAGATCCGTCTGGGTTCTTGTTTTCATTTTCATTAGTGAAGTTGATCATATCGTTGTAAAAATTGTCAAACATGTGATTCTCTCTTTTGTTGATTACTTAATTAATATAGCATGGTTTGTGTATTTGTCAAGTTTTATCGAACAGTTAGATTTACTTTCTTTACACCGTTACGCTTTCCAATATAATAGAAGAACTTCTTTGCGCTTTCATATGTTTTGAATTCTTTTGTCTTTTTGGGATAGTTGTAGTAGCCATATTCAACAGTATACATAATTAAGTTCCTCTTTTTGATTACTTAATTACTGTAGTGTGATTCGTCTAGTTTGTCAAGTTTTTAATGCAGAAAATAACATGGGAAGTTGTTCAGCAAAGTTATTATTTCTCAATTTATCCAAATCATTTGTGAACTTGAGGAATGTATCTAGACTTTCTTTATCCGTATCAGGTGAAATAAACCTTTTTGCTTGTTCTAATCTCTGCTCTAGCTTGCGTAACATAAGTTTAGAAAAGTCTCTTGAAACATCTATATGGCGATTGTATATCTTAGACATAGCGTTATCAATTCTTTCACATTCCCGGTCACTAGTAGGCAATAAGTTGGGCTTCATGTACAATGGCCAAAGTACATTATTGAAGATAATATTAATATCGTCCGATTGAGGATCGTATAGCGCATCTTCCATTGGAAGCCCGGTAACTGACATAGTGGTTTCTATCCACCAACATACCATTGCAGGGATATGATTAGAGTTGTAAATGGATATAGTAGGCTCCCATCTTACAAAGAAGTTATCATTTTCGTGTGATGTTTTGATCCACTCTTTTACTGATTCATGAACAACTGTCCATTTACTAGGCCAACGAGAGTAGTCGTTTACCTGTCCTATACCATCTACACTTAAACTGATAGTTGAGACTGCGAACTTTTTCAAACGTGAGATTACTTTTTCTTTTGGCATCCAACTTGCGTTAGTGAATACTTGTATCTCTATTGTGTTATGTAATTCATTTTCGATTAAGAAGTCTAATAATGTTATAAACTTTGGATGAATCATCGGTTCACCGCCAACAAACTTAATTAGTTTTACATTCTTATAATCATCATAATTTAGACTGATGCCTTTTTCGTGGTCTGGATGGTATGTTCCTCTACGATATTCTGGTGTTTTACTCAGTTCTTTATCATCTTTATACCAAAGATTACTGTTATCAGAACAACAAATGTTACATGCTAGATTGCAGAAATTTCCTAGATTTATTTCAAGATACCGAAGTTTCGGTTCAACAGGTTCATCTTCCCACATTCTGTTTGCTACCAGACGTAAAGAATCGTTTCCTTTTTCTTCATCTGCATAACATTTCCAACACCCCGGTTCTTTTATTCCCTTTTCAGCATTGTCACGTAGAGTTTCCCATTCTTGTGAATGTATAGATTCTGTAAACGTAGTAAATGGCTTTTTCATGTCAACAGTGGGGGTCTTGCCATTCTTAGTACTACTGTCATATCTACAACATGGGGTAGCAGTTTTCCCGTTGAACAGTGCAACGTGGTTCCAGAAGTATTTACATTTAGTTCCTCTATCAGTCATCTATGTATGTTACTCTATATTCTGTAAAAAGTCAAGTCTTGTTTTCGACCCAAAGATCGAAGTCGCCATCTATTAATAGTAGCTCAGCCGCTACACCTTCTTCGTATACTATGAGTGTAGAGTTATTTAGGTAGTAAGGAGAATTCATATAACGATCAATTGTTATAATCTTTGCTCCTACTTCTACATTTTTTGTTGTTAGATTAATTTTATATGCTCTAAAATGTTTCTCAATTACATCCTTACCGTAACGGGTCAAACGAAAGTTTGTTGAATCTCTTGTTGAACTGATAAAGATATCATTCATTTTAAACTCTTTTCTGCCAGCTTTCCTGCCTTTAGTGTTATCGTTTAAATATTTTATTAGTTCTAGTTTAGTCATAAGTTAGGGTTCTAGTTTATTACCCTTGGTTAAAATAAAAACTTCGAAATCATCACATTTGAATAGGTCGTTCAAACGTTCAGCCAAATTGATTGCGTGCCCTGGATTAGAGAAGGAGCATTTCTTATACTTCGGTCCTGGGAAGTTAACTAATGAATTAAGGGAACGCAAGTTGATAGCTTCTCCCTTGTAGAATACTGCATAGACAGCATCCGCTTTGAGTACTTGCTCACTACGGTATGTCTTGTTGTCAGTATGTTCTAAGATAATAGTAGGTTTTGGTCTTGCCATTCTTATGTGTCTTCCTCAAAATAAACATATTTTATATATCGTTACGTATATTTATCTAATATCTCTGATTATCTACGTATATAAATACATATAAGAACATAAATGAGGTGTATTAATGTCGCAGAAAAAAGAACCATTGTCATGTCATATGGGTATGGCAGGGTTAAATTTTAAACATAACAGAACTGACATGTGCTATCGTGCTGTTGAAGGCACGTATGAGAAACATAAAACGTTTGAAGATGTAATGAATGATCCAGAACTTAACAGACAACGATTAATGTTGCGTAATGGTGAGTGGCCATTACCACAATGCAATGACTGTAAGCACATGGAGGACAAAGGCGCGACTAGTTATCGTAATCGTATTAAGTTAAGCGATAAACCAGATACTTGGTATATAGATAATGTTGATTCAGTTACTGGTAAGATGAACAAGCTACATCGTGTAGAGTTTAGATTTAGTAATGTATGCAATTATGCATGTAGACATTGTAGTGCAGAATACAGTACATTGTGGACAAAGACTGTACGTAATAATCCTGATTTAAAAACATTTGATATAAATCATTTAGAGCATGATACGAGTTATGCACAGTTCTTAGATTTAGATACAATGATCCCATATATTGAAAAATTAGATGATGGAGAATTCTTAGAACTAGAAATCACCGGTGGTGAACCTTTCTTTCAACGTGAATTTTATGAATGTTTAATTAAGTTTGCACCTCATGCACATAAGATTAATCTTATTACAACTAGTAACGGTTCTATTGCAGGCAAGTGGAAAGGGTATGATGTTATTGATATTCTGAAACCATACAATAGTATTAGTCTAAAGTTCAGTATCGATGGTTCTGCATCTTTTTATAATTACTTTAGAGAAGGCGGTGATTGGGATAGAGTTATTAAGAACATTCTATCTCTTAAAGAAGGACTACCGCAAGCATCTATTAACCCTGTAATTACAGTATCTAATATGCAAAGCGCACGTTTAATTGAAATATACAATGACTTCAAGACGTTCTCGACCCCTAACAAATACAGTATGTGTGAAGTATTACGACCTGATATGTTAAACCCAATTAACTTACCACAAGAATTAAAAGACAGATATTTGCAAGAATGGAATGATTTTGTAGCAACACTACCAGATGATGAACTACATGCAGCTCATGAGGTAGGAGATTTCACAGTAGCGATGCTATCTGCGAAAGAACGAAATCAAGATGAATGGGATAATTTTTGTAGATACACTGATAGATTAGATGAAATCTTTGGAAAGCGTGTATTTGATTACTTCCCAGAGTGGGAAGAATATTGGACGACTAAGTAGCCGTCCAATCTATTTTACGCTGCTTCTGCTTCTTTTTCAGCATCATCAAGTACACGATTGAATTCATTCAAACGTTTGATAACTGACTGAAAGTCAACAATTGTTGTCCATCTATCGATAAAGAATGTCAAAGCACCCTCTACTCGACCAAATGCATTAAGCACCTGAATAAGAACACCGAATGTAATCAACTGTGCGAAGTAACTTGGTGCTAGTACGATGATAGCAACGTTACCTGCTAGTAGTGAGAAGCCTGTTTGCCATACACCAAAGCCCATGTAGTAGTTGAATAGACGATAGTAGTTGCGCTTAACTGATGCAAACATTGGGAACAAGTCTGCGGTTAGACGTTCACTGAAATCATCTTCTGAATATACTAGCTTCTTACGAAACTTAGCTTCAACAACTTGATTTCTATATTCTAGTCCTGGTAGTTTAATACCTAGTAAAAATGACAATAGTGTGCCACCGATACTCATAGTTAGTGCAGCCCATACTAGGAAGCCAGGAATGATTTGACCGTTCCAGATAGGTAGACCTTCACTTAGTGTCCATAATACTGGGATAAATGCAGCAAGAATGAAAATCTTGTTTACAAAGCCAGTGAATAGAGATTGCAGTGTCTTACCGAAAATCATTAAGTCTTCTTGGATACGCTGTGAACCACCTTCAATCTTTGCAGTCGATGTTTCCCATCTGCGTAGATAGTAGAATGTATTGGCTTCACGCCAAGCAAATGTGTAACGCTGTGTTTGCCATGTTGCATACGTTGCCATTGGCACATAGATAAGCAAGATTTCTAAGAAACTTGGAACTGTTGTTGTTTCATCCATATTAAAAGTTAAAAAATCAATGAACCGTGCTAGATCAAAACTCCAGAACAGTTGCCAAAATCTTTCTTCTTGTAGTGTTTGGATTGCGTCATAGAACTCTCGGTTCCATGCGTTGTAGTATACGAGAATTTGTACGTTATACCAACCGATGAATAGTAGCCAAGCAAGCATTAGCCAAGCATATAAAGCGCGGTCGGACGTTGCAAAGAAACTCTTTAGCATATTTTAGTCCTCCGTTAGAGCGACTTAGATTGGATCCAATGTCGCTGTTGTTAGATCCCAAAAATCTACATAGTTAGTAGCTAGTTTAATAAGATTTGGTTTAATCTCAAAGTCTCTTGGCTTTAACCAATACATTGTTTGATTTGGTATCTGAACAAATAGTTTACGAACTTCCGGATCTTCAACGCCCAGTTGCTCTAGTAATCCTAACAAGTTAGAAGCAGTGCGGTATGCACCGGATTCAGCTTGCATTGGATTCATTCTGCCGATAAATTCTGCTGGAGTACCTGGACCGTGAATACCGAACCAAACATCTCCAATAAGATATCGTCTATCGCCACCTAAGAATAATAAACCACATGCTGATGCACATACTACTTTATCCTTTAGGTGATCAATTTCTAACTCTGCACCTACTTCGCCTGGCGCATAGATTATTTTGCCTTCTGCGTTCATTACTGGAGTATTACGAACAACAGTAACAACATTTCTTAATTTAATGTGAGCCGCAAGACACGATCCTTCTGCTAGATTGCCGCCTGGGCTTTCTAAAATAAGAGTAAAATCTGAAGGCATCAACGGTGAAATTCTATCACAGTCGCCTTCTCCAACTGAACCTGTCAATGTATATAAAAAGTCGTCTACTTTTTTGAATACCAGATTATCAGACGTATCATCTGCATCTTTTTCCTTTTCAGAATTTAAACGCTTGTATTCTGCAGCATATTGCTCATAATATATATTTCCCTGATTATAAGAAAGTCCCAAGACTAGTAGTACTAGAATTAATAAGAGTGGTCGTTTGATGATGTATTCTAGTTTTGTATAAATCCATGTTGATTTAATTACGTCTGTGATAAAGTTTACTGCTTTTTTTAAAAATGACATGTACTAGTTTCCTAAATAATTTATTATTACCTAGTATTTATCTTTTACTTCTGCTCCCAGCCTTTTGGAATGATTGGAGTTGTATCAGGCAACGTATCTTGTGGAGCAACAGGAGCTTGCTGTTGTCTCTGAGCATTCATCTGCGCTTCAAACTCTTCGCGTGTTACACACTGTGCATTTTTGTACATTTTATATTCAAGACTCATTTGATGTCCTGTTTGTGGTGTAACTTGATATTGTACGTGTTCCTGACAGATTTCCATATTTGGAAATGGTACGAACTGATACAATGGTTGTCCTAGTGGTACATTGAATACACTTACTACAAAGTGTCCAATAATCATTACTGCGTTAAAATCTGGCATTAGAATTTTCCTCCGTCTAATGTTGTTATACGAGCAGGCCGCTCATGTTCTTTTAGTTCTAGCAACAATAAACTAATCTCAGTATTCAGTTTAGTCGCGTCAGCGGTCGTCATACGCACATGCTTTTCATCTTTTAATGATGCACGATTGACAATTGCTATGAATTTTTTTATATTACTGTACATTATTACGATGTATCTCTGCTTCTAATTGTGTTTTAGAATTGAATGGACCAATAAACTCATAGTTGTTCAATGTTTCTGCTTTAACACAATATACGTTCTTCCATCCAGCTCCAGGGAACTTTAACCCGTAATAACCAGCAGCATACATCACCTTTGAATTTTCAGTTTTAGTATATACTGGTACTGACTTATCAGATATTTGTATCCATTGCTTATTATGGCCGTGATGTTTGATAGGAACTCCATCTACATCATCTAAGTCTTTTCCGTACTCTACACTTTCTATTTTCTTTACTTGCTTAGATTCAAGAATTTTACTTCCGTACTTTGAAGTAAGAGCATCGAATGGTAGAGTTTCTATAGCTAGAGCATCCTGCATGATAACTTCAAAGTCAGAAGACTGGGTCTTACGGATAAGACCAAGTTTTATTCCTGCGTCTTCTACAATCCAAAATCTATCTTTTACAATTTCAACTGTATACATCGGTCAATATTTTGTAAGTTTCTTCCCAATCAGATACTTTATGGACTCTACCTACACCTTTTTTCTTAATTGCTTGTGCTAGTGTATAATCATTTCCGCCATCAAAGATAGCATCACCGAAGAATATAACTATATCGGACTTTGTAAAATCTTTAAGTATTTGGCTCTTGTCTGATCCAGTAGGAGCAATGTCAATGCCAGTCTCGCCTCCTACAGTTGCAGTTACATCCTTAAATTCATCATCGTTATAATTGATATACAATGCCATGTTTTCACGTTCATTGTATTCTTTATCCCACTTTACATACTCTGCACGTTGTTCAGTATTGGCACCCCGTCCTACGATTGAGAAGTTAACCATACCTGGACGTTCTTCAATATGAGTACCAGTAAGATGTGGAAATTGTGTGTTATCTAACCAGTATCTTAATGTTTTATGCGCTGGTACTTTTATCTTCCATGGATTATTATGTACGTTTACACCTTTCTCCCATACAGAGTTGCCATTGCAGTTATAAGAACGTGCTACAGAATTAAATAATCCTTTTCCTATTTGCTCAATAGTCTTTGGTGCATCACTACCTGTTGCTAAGTATACAGGATTATCTTTTACAAATCTTAACATAAATCTTAGAAACTTTGGATCAATCGCACATCTACTTGGTGTCAGTGTACCATCTACATCAAAGATATATTTAAGCATGTGGGTATGCCTTATTGAGAATAGCTGCCATTTCATCTGGTGCTTTAGCTAAGTTCTGTAAATCCCATATCCCACACCACTTAAGGAAGTTAAGTCCAACGCCATTAACACGCTTCGGCGTACTTTCTTCTGCAATAGTTTCAATGAACTTTACTTTCAAGTCTGTAGGCTGTTCAGTCAAGTCAATTAGTGTCTTATTACGCTCATACATATCACGAACTACATGCTCTTCTCCATTGTGATCTGTCCAACGCTGTAGCATAAAGTTATTCCAACTAAACCCGCCTGTATCACGATCTTCAAATGCTTCAATCATGCCTACTTTATTCTTAGTGCCTTTCTTACGACAACCAGGATATGCACTAAAGATGTTATCACTTGTATCTCCACGGATACACTTCTCAAACAATAACCATTCAGGATCGGGAGCACCCATCACTTCTTTAGTCTTTTTGTCTTTGATTGGAGTCATGTTCTTATCATCTTTAAAGAAGCCATCTTTAGTAATGATACGGTTCTGAACCCCATCATAGATAGTTACGTTATCGCAGATAAGTTGCTGATAGTCACTATCGCTACTTACAATGATATGATGATCATCGGGATGTGATGCAATGAATAGAGCAATCATATCATCTGCTTCTGCCTCTTGATGGCGTAGCATTGTCACGTTAGTCTTTTCACGCAAGAATGTAACAAGATCATCGTATGCACCAAACATGATTGCATCTTCTTCTTGTTCACGCATAGACTTAGCTTGTTGTGCTACTTTACGCTGTGCTTTATATGGAGTATAAAAGTCTTTACGCCATGAACGTCCCTCAAGGCAAAACACTGCGTGGTCTGCGTTGAACTTTTGATAACACATTTTAACACTGTTCATCATAATGTGAAATGCCATACCGATTTTCATATCAATATCTGCGCCACGCATCGCAACGTGTTTAGCACGATGATACATGTTGAAACTATCAACTAGAATGAATGTAGCCATTAATGTAACCTTTATTTAACTTTATCGAATTTAATGTAACACGGAACGAACATTATGTCAAGAATATTCTGCGGTGTTATCGTTAGTTTTTAGACGATTGATGATTAAACCTTCTTTGCTTGTTACATCAAAGCTACGCGGATCACCTGTTTCATCTTCTAAGTCATTTAATACAATGTTTTTACACAAGTCGTTGAACCAGTTGTCTACGATTTCATCTGGTTCTACTCCTTCGTACCCACTATTAGCTAGATACTCTACAAAATGTTCATTGAAATCTAATTCAAAGAACCCAGCGCCTGGCGCATTTTCATCTAAATCGATATTAAGAACTTTCACATACGGATCACCACTTAAGGTTGCTACTTTTTTATCATGTTCGTCTTGAGTAATGCGACCAAATTCTAAATCAATTTCAGAGAAACGCATTTCCATTTTTGTTTCATTTTCGATCTGTCTTGCTTCGCTGCGCTTGATTTCTTCATCAGTCATAAACCAAGTCTTTGGTTTTAGTATATTAATCATATTATCCCTTCACTTCCGGTAGTGCTTCAAACAATTTTCCAATACCGCCTTCTAGTGCAAACATGTTATTATAGTCATTGTTCTTTAAGTACTTTACAACCTGTTCTGACCTTGCGCCATTATCACATACAAGAATACATATAATGTATGTAGGCGCCATATCGATATTTTCTGGAATGTCATACATTGAAATATTGAATGCATTCTTAATACTACCTTGTTCTGCTATTTCGGTTTCTTCTCTGATGTCAACAAAGATGTATTCTTCTCTATCATACCATTCGTTAGCGAATTCATCAATTGAAATAACTTCTTGTTCTTCATTTGTTTTATAAAAACTCATAGATCCCATCCAATCTTTTCCCATGACACATCTTTATCTCCGAAGTGACCATATACACAGTTCTCACTGTAGTTATAAAAATTAAACATATCGAAACGATCAATGATTCCTTTTGGACTCAAATCGATATTCTCACGAATAAACTTTTCGATGCTCTTGCTGTATCCATTGGATTCTACATAGATACTTGTTGGTTGCTTAACACCAATAGCGTATGATAACTGAATATTGCACCAGTCTGCCATTTCATCTGCCACTACGTTCTTTGCTAACCAACGTGCCATATATGCAGCACTGCGATCTACTTTTGTCGGATCCTTGCCACTAAAAGCGCCGCCGCCGTGGGGAGCAAAGCCCCCATAAGTATCAACGATAATCTTACGTCCAGTAACACCAGCGTCACCATCAGGCCCGCCAATAACAAAATTACCAGTGGGATTAAGATGCCATACAGTATCTTCATCAACTAAGTCTCCTAATACATTCATTGCAGCAAGTTTACTAATATTTCTTGCTTGCTCTACTTGTCCTTCGCCGTGTTGTGTTGAAATAACAACTTGGTCGATACGCTGTACACGCCCACCATCATACTGCACACTTACTTGTGATTTAGCATCTGGGCCTAATACATGTTGTCTTTGACTTTTAAGTTCTTTAAGAACTTCATGTGCATAGTAAATAGGCGCTGGCAAGTATGCATCGTTGTCATTACATGCATAGCCAAACATGATACCTTGATCCCCTGCACCAAAATCATCTGTACCAAGTGCAATGTCTGCACTTTGTTCATGTAGTTCATTATAGATGTTTAGATTATCCCAATGAAACCCTTCTTGCTCATAACCAATTTCTTTAACTTTATTTCGCACGATTTTTTTAACTTCATCTTTGCTTACGTTAAAGTTTTTTACTTCGCCCGCCAATGTTACATGATTGGTAGTTACAAGTGTTTCGACAGCAACACGAGTCGTTTCATCGCCTGCTTTGAACCCGGCATCAACTAGAGCATCACTGATTTGGTCTGCAACCTTATCTGGATGTCCTGCGCTAACACTTTCGCTCGTAAAAATATAGTTTTGATTCATAGTGGTTTCCTTTATTAATATTCAATAGTTTGTCTAAGATATTGAATAGATACAATCTTTGCGCCTGTTTCAACATTATGTCCATCTTCAATACGATATGTGACTCCTTGTTTATGAAGAGCTACATTCAATTTATTAATGGACTTTATATGGTCGTCTAATTCCTTGACTAATTTTGCTACTTTTGGATCTTTCACAATCGTTTCCTTATCTTTTCATAGTCTATTGGAGCTTCCATAGCTCTACGTAGTTGTTCATTTTGCCTAAGTTCCCCAGGCATTTCCGAAGAGTGAAATGTGTAGTCTTGGTGTAAATCGCCATCCTCTCGCCATGCAGGCTTCCGCCACGTCTTTAACGTTGAGAGCATATTCTTCACTGCGTCCGCCCAGCGGCATAAGATATACTGGACATTGTACCCCGGCATCTTGATAAGCACTAACAGCTTTTTCGACTTCTGCAAAATCATCTTGGCTAGCGACAACAAACTTGAGATACATGTCGCTATCAGTAACACACTGGTACTCACTAGCAACATCAGGTTTAATAGCATCTTCCCAACGTTCTCCTGAAACACTAAGTTTTGGGGAGCAACTCCAAGTGACTGTAAGGTCGTCGTGGTTGTTGAGATAGTTGTAGAAATCGTCATGTAGATGTTGTGTAGTGTTTGTTTCAAATGTAACATTCTTTAAATCCTGCATTCGTGGATGCTCAAAAAGTTCAACGTATAGTCGTTGCCACGCCAACAACGGTTCGCCACCTGTTAAAATTAAATGAATGTCTTGTCCATCGTCTTGTGTCCATTTGCCCTGTGGAGTAAGAGATAGCAAATGTTCTACTACTTCATCGATTGTAGAATCGTGAACTAGATGCTTGAACTCAGGATAGATACTAGCATATGTGTCGCATCCTGTGTGTATAATAGGTAAGTCTTCAAATCGTTTTGCAGTCTCATGTACCCCATCCTTAATAAGTTGTTCAACCTCAGGATTATACCTTGATTTCTCTCTATCTTTATTTAGTCCGAAATTTTGACAACGTAAATTACAACCAAAGGTTCGTAAGAATACACTAGGTACCCCTACGAATTTTCCTTCGCCCTGTAATGAATAGAACGCTTCTGAATATCTTAGTTTCATAGCTGGCTTTCTGTTAACTGCCTCATGTGACGGATATCCCTTTTCAAAAACTGGTGCTTCTATCATCGTGGAGCAAACTCCTGTTGTAGTTTGATATTGTCGAAGAATTCTTTCTTAACACTAGGATCATCTAAGAACCCACCATTAAGAACTGTAGTCTGTGTTAAGCTACTATGCGCCATAATGCCACGATTCTCACAACAGCCATGTGTTGCTTGAATGTAAACACCTACGTGTTCACTATCAGTTGCCTTTATAATCTCACGCATGATATCATTGCACAGTTCTTCTTGTAGTGTACCACGTCTTGCGCACCATTGTGCAATACGAGTATACTTTGAAAGTCCAATAACTTTCTCACCGGGAATGATACCTATGTATGCAATCCCAGCAACAGGCTGATGATGATGCGAACACATTGATTTAAGTTCAGAACGAACTACCAACATACCTTTATAAGTATGTCCGTTGTCGTTAGGAAACGCTGTTGCGCTAGGTGCTGTATCATAACGTCCTGCCATAATCTCATTGAAATACATTTTAGCTAAACGCTTTGCTGTGCCTTGCGAGTTAGGATCGTTTTCACGATCAATAATAAGTGCATCAAGTACATTTTCGAATGCATCTGTTGCTTCATCTATTAGAATGTCTTTATCGCCGGGCTGTAGGACTTGACTAATATTGTCACCTGCCCAATGCCTGATATTATTTTCAATCAAGCGTTCCTTTATTTCGGAAGTCTTTGTCATTTATACTATGTTCCTTTATTTTAGATGTGTATATGGTAAACCCACTCATAATATATAATACTACAAGTGGGTTAAATTGTCAATACTTTATTTAAAAAATATTAGTGTAGATAAGGTTCATCATTATAGCCTAATGTGTCTCTTGCTGTATCAGCAATTAAACCCATATCTTGGCGATCAACTACTACTTCACTATGAATACCACGCAAGTCTGCATATCCGCGAGTCGCTGAAGTTGAACTACCCGTTGATCTGCGATGTGTTGCACCTGCTGTTGGTAAATCTCGTGCTGCATCTGTTATTGAACCAAAGTCTGATAATTCGCGCAAGTCAATAGAACGGCGAACCTTGATTGTTGCATCAAACTTAATATTGTTAGTAATCATACCTCTGTAACGAGCCATATTATGTCTCCCAAAATATGATAGAAAGCTGGGATACTCTCTATCATATGTATTTATCATGTGTTTTCTTTAAGATATGTTACTAGTTTATTTCCCGAATAGAACTTTTCTACATTACGTAGTTCTTCATTCATTGTCCAAGTTAGGTCACTATTCTTTGACATTTGCATATGAATATATGCTTTAATATTTTCAATGTTTTTCTTTGTTGCATCTAATGAAGAAGTCCATTCACTTGGATACTTGAATTGATCACTCCACATTTCACTGTACGAGAGACTATCTGGAACCATAGGGATAGCACCAACTTGCAATCCTTCATAGACAGAAATGCCTAGAGTTTCTTGCAAGTTAGCACTAAACACTAATTTCGCTCTTCCGAGCAAAGCGTGATATTCTGGCTTTGTTAAGTTTAATTCTTGACATTTAATGAACTGATACTCTGGCATCTGTTCAGCAATATAGTCAAAGACTTCTGGCTGTTTCTCAGGAGCAATACGATGTGGGAATACTATGATGTCCTCTTTCGCCATACTCTTATACTCTCTGAGATCCTCTTCAATGTATTCCATAGGCCAACCCACTTGTCTAATAGAGTGAAGTAGTTGCCTGTCGATATCACGGTCATCGTCCCAAAATGTATTTGTAAACAAATCAATATGGAACTTAGTAGCAAAAAAGTTATCATCATAACAATCGTACATACTCATTTCCGCTTTACGAACCCATGAAGCATTACCAATTAAACGTCCTAGGAAATCTTGTGGATCGTAGCTACCAGCATGCCACAAACCACCGATTCGGATTTTTATCCCAAGCAATTCTGCCATATATTTCAGCTGGATAACAGTGGGATTCCACGCATCAGTATAAAGAAAGTAATCCCCATCTTTGACTTCGCCATCACAGATAAGTTTTGCAATCTTCTCTAATTGTGCGCTCTTATAGATGTTCGTTCCACCAAAGTTAAGAAAAGCACCGGGTGTAGTGGCTTCTGGAATGTCGGTTGGACCGTCAATCACAGTAACATCAATCCCGTTACTTTGTAACAATGTGGGGAGATGTGTTTTCCACTGCTTAGTATAGCGAGATTCAACACTCTCCAAGTCTATAAGATATAGCATCTAATTTCCTTTGCCATTTTATTCACTTAGTATTGAGAACACGGGATATCCCTTAGCTCTCAGTTTATCAGACCCGCCTAAAAAAGTCAAGTCCATAATCGAATGAATACCAACTATGTTACCATTCATTCGTTCTATCAATGATGTAGCCGCTAGTAGTGTCCCACCAGTTGCAATAACATCATCAATTATTAGAACACGGTCATCGTCTAACACTGAGTCAGTTTGAAGGTGTAGTTCGTCTGTTCCGTATTCTAATTCGTATTCCGTTGAGATAGTCTCACCCGGAAGTTTACCTTTCTTACGTGCCATAACAAACGGTTTGCCTGTAATAGCACTTAGCGCACCAGCCATTGGAAAGCCACGTGCGTCTAATCCCACGATTCTGTCGTAGATGATATTCTGTTCTTGAAATGCTTGAATAACTTTAGTCAATCCTGAAGGATGATTAAAGATACTAGCCATGTCCTGATACATAATACCTGGTTGCGGATGATCAGGTACTACCCTAACCATCGCTTGAATTTCTTCACTGAGCGTCATATTCTACTAATGCTCCGTTTTCTCCGTCTTCAGAGATTTCGATTTTAATATCACGCCCTGGATACTTCGCAACGATTTGATCAAACAAATCATCAGACATCATTTCGCATGATTTATAATCAAGTTCGATAACATTATCTTTGTACAAGTTTTCTAACCAACGCTTGAATTGAATGAATTCAATGTCTCTGTCATTATGTGTTACTTTAATTGCTACACGGAAATGAAACATGTGACGATGCGGATATCCCAAAAAAGATACATCATATTCATCGCCTGTCGCTAGAGCAGGATCTGTCAATGCAGCTGGATACTTGTGAATACCTTCTTTTTGAAAAGTAACCCAAATCCAACGTTTTGCATTTTGTTTTTGTTTTTCCATATCGTCTTTCATGTTTGCTTTCCTAGTTTCTGTTAGCATATAATTATAGTAACTACCCATTATCTCCAAGTTCCCGCTCTAAAGCATAAATCTCTGATTTCATTCGTAGTTTCTCAGATTTTAAATGATTCACATCTAAGTGTAAGTTATACTCTTTTTTGATATGATTGTCAAGTTCTCTGTGCTTTTTTCTTAGGCTATCTAGTCGTGCTTGTTTCTTTTCGGGTGTCATATATACCTCCTTATCCGAATAAGTCTTCTATTCCTTCAGGTTCTTCGTATTCTTTCTTCTTGCCCTTAACTGCTTCTACGAATTCATCTGTCTTTACATTTGCTTCTTCGAACTCCATAAAGTCTGGAGTTGTAGAAATGTTCTGAACACGGGAACCTTCACATTTACGTAGAAACGCTTTGAAGTCGCCCAACATTTTCATTGGGTCAGTTGTCTTGGGATCAAACAATTCTTCTACGAACTTAGCAAAGTATAGAACTCTATCCGGAACTACATCGGATAGCACGTTAGTTTTACCCAAATTCATGTTATTGATATCTAATTTATCATGTAACATTTCATATTCGTGATCGAACCTGCGTATTGCGTCTTGCATACCACGAATATGATATTCGGCATTGTGTGCTTGAATTAAAATATAGCTTAGACTATCCCAACTTGATTTAGCTTCTTTTTTGTTGCGATTTAGCATACCGGGCTGCATGTAATTGATATCTCGCATATTCAAACGTGAGCCGATTTCCCCTTCATACAACCAGGGTTGTTTATCATTGCTGATATCTTGACGCCAATTCAACTTCTTAGTCTTGTAAGACCAAGCGTTGCCATTTAAGTCAGGATAGTCATAAGCTAACCCTTTTGATGCAGTAATATAGGGAGACGCTGCATCAAAAGAGATTGTGATGTTTGGATTAACATGCTTTCGTAGCTGTCGTTGGATTGCTGTTAACATAGCACCCCATGGGAGAACGCTTATACCAAGAGTATGAATCCAAACATCTGATTGGTTTGCTTGTCCGAGCAAACCATCATCACGTAAACGAATAAGTCTACGTAGTAGTAGTTCTGCATCACCCGCATGATCCCCTGCCATCGCATAACCTTCAAATGCTCTTTCGCCATATACTGACTTATCATTGAAGTGCTTGACTTTCTCGTACCATCTCTCGCTAGTTTCCCAATTGGAACCATGTAGAGTGTTTAAGAACTTAGTCTTGCCTGGTGTGCGGTTGTTGATAAAGTATTCGTGATTGAAGATTGTTTTATCTACACATTCATCCCAGTTTTTGATACCGTTTTTATCACGATACTGTGGCAAACATGCCCATCCTGGAATATCAAGTGTCATAGAATAATCACAATATTCTTCAAGCCACGCCATAATACCATGACGTGTATTTGCCCAATCCCCTTCTTTATCATAGAATGAAGACCAGTCTAGTTTCCAAGCACCGGTGCCAATCTGATACCCTCCTGAATCCCCTACTAAAACTGTTTCTTCTCTATTACGATTGACAACCATGCCGTCTTCGATTTTAGTTTTTTCTAAGTCTAGTTCTGCATGTCCGGCAGAGTAAAGACCATGCGAATAGTACACATAGCCTTTATCTTTGTCTAAGATGTTTAGTCCATCTAGTCCATGTTCAAATCCCTGAGGGATACGCTCAGGAGGGAACATGTCTGTCGTGCCTGCGTAATGTTGTGATACCTTACGAACATAGAAGCTAGAAATAGCGGGCAGAAATACTGCATAACCGCTACTGATGTTGTTTTTACCTAAGTCTTTAACCATTTATTATTGTATCCTTTGTATATTGTTATACTTTTATTTAGGTTAATTACCAGATTTAGCAGGTAAAATGTACTCATATAGGCCCATTCCGCTATCGACATGAATAGCCATTGCACCTTGATCCGAGATTTTAATGCTCATAGATGATGTATCACCTAATTTTAGAATTGTCAACACTGTTGAAAGTGGGAATGACCAACCCGATTTAAGTTCGCCTTCTACATTACGAGCAAATGTAATCTCTGCTTTATCTGTAGATGCATCACCAATTGTAAACTGTAGATTTCCGTCTACTGTACGTACTGTGAACAATGGATCATATGCTGATAGAATACCCGCAACAGTTTGCAAATCTTTGATTGCTTGTTGTGTTGGCATTACTTCAACATCCCACTTTGCACCTTTGAAGTTTGCTGTTTTGATCTGTGCATCAACAAGTTCTGCGGTGATTACACGATATGTAGAATTCAGAATACCTGGAATAGTAAAGTTAAACTCTGCTGGAACTTCTTCGCCGTTGCGCTCTACACGATTAATCTCTACATGTGTACCCACGACTTCATTTTCGTTGTTGCGGCTTTCATAACCGAGATAACCGTTTAGTACCCCAAGACGACCTAGACCGAACTTGCCTTCAAATTCTGGTACACGGTCATGTAGCTTTGCACGTAGTACAACGGTACGGTCATCGTCCATCGCATCTAGTGTTGTTGCTTCGCTGTCTGTTGTCACTTTTGCTGCTTGGATGATACCAAGCGAATGTGTGTGCTTCACAATATCTTTTAAAATGTCACGCATTGCGTTCTCCTATATTTTATTAGTTCTACTATATCACAAATCAAACAACGTGTCAAACGTTTTTTCTGCAATATCATCTGTTTTTTGTTTTCTTGGATTTGCTGTAGATGGATTATCTACCCAATAGATTGTATTCGGTGGTAAGAACCCATGTATAAACCAAGCGTTACCGAATGTTGGGGATCCTCCTCCTGTGAAGTCAACACGATTGTTGTATACTAGTGCTGACATGCCATACTCCATAAACATCTTACCACGTGCTGATCCTTGAAAACTTGCTACTGGTAAGAATAGAGCAAACGGTTTACCCAAATCATAACAATGTCGGATAAACTTATCTTTTAGTGAGTAGGGAGGGTTTGTGATAACTCCATCATGCACATCACTAGGTGCACATTCAAAGAAATCTTTTCCATTACTAGGTTCGATATTATAACCAAACTTGGCAAATCCTTCTACAATAAGCCCTGACTTTCCGCTAGTTGCTTCATAGTAAGTCTTATCTTTATCTAAGTACTTCAACAATGGTTCAACTGAATCGGGTGGAGTATAACACTCATCCGATGCAGCATTTCTACCTAAGTTTTGTACTAGTTCTAAGTGTGTTCTTTTAGCCATTAAAAATCAAACAAATTATCAAAAGTTTCACTAGTGCTTGCCGCACTCAAGTCCCATTTAAGAACACCAATAAGATTATCAATCTTCTTGTCAATAATTGCTGTTTCCATCAAATCATGATCAAACGGTAAGTCTTGAAACCATTGTGGAATGCGAGACTCATCAATTGGATATGCAACACTTGTAATCTTCATTGGGTTGTCTTTGAGTTTACATACGATAGTTTTCATGCCATCTGTAATCTCAACTGAGTATTTGTCGCTATTCATTTCACGCAATGTATTCCAATTAAGAGCCGCACTTACATGCCCCGGAAGTCTTGGCTTCTGTAGCTTATCTTCTGAACTACGCAATTTAAATTCAGCATTTTGTGCTTTCTTATATTTCGCAACATCATTCTTGAATTTAGTCAAATTGTTAACACGCTTAGGAGTACCCTTCTCCCAACCGGGTTTTTCACGAAACTCTTTCTTGAATTCTTTTACCATTTCAATAAGATCATCTTGTGTGCCGTCAGTAAGAACAGTAAGTAGACATTCACTCAAAAACTTCTGCATATAGTCTGGCGTATCACTACGTTTCAAATCAAGTCCCATAGCTTTCACTTTACCAGGCTTACCATCTACGTCACGGCGTACACCATCATCATCGTAAATCAACATAGCATAGCGTTTCTTCTTAATGAAGATAGCCATTGTTGCTAAGTTTTCACGGCCCGCTGCAATGATTTCACCTTGCTTACGTGGACAGTTAAAGAACTCTTTCATAAAGTCAGGGAAACTTGAATTCACTTGGTCAGCAATTTCATCATACATTGTCAGAGCAATTTCTTTATCCCATTCAATCTCACCGCTATCAATCTCTTTTTGATATGAAGGATACATTGAATAATAGATAGAGTCAGTGTCGCCATAGATTACAGACTTGCCTTTATAGTCATACGTGCCATCGATAACTTCATTAGTCTTAGCACCCATGTGACGTGTGATACAACGACCAGACAATGTAGTTGATTGTCCGATGCGTTTATCGTAAAAGCGACAACCCTGATTCAAAATCGCACCATACAGACTGTTCAAGTTAATCTTTTTAACAAGTTGTCGTTTATCCCAGAATGCAATCTCTTCATCAGTTCCGCCTTTTTCACGAACTTCGCGCATGTTCTTCTGTAGAACTTTACGTTCTGCATACCAACGCTCTAGCAAGCTAGGGATGATCCCTTGTACATCTTGCTTGAAGACAGTACCATTTGCACTCATAGCCCAAGGTAACCCTGAGTTATAAAGCAAATCATATGCTTCTGCGCCTGATACTTGATGAACCTCTTCGTTCTCCATATCAAGATGCATCATATGTGTTTTATCTTTCTCATTCATGAAACGGAATTCTTCTGTACAGAATGTATCTTCCCATGCTTGTGCTGCACCAAAGCCTTTATTCTTTCCGCCACGACCTTTTTGAATACGTGATGAAATCATTTCAGTTGTATAATCTTGTCGTAGCTGTGCAGTAATAGTCTCTGGTGACATATTCAAGGCTCGAATGATAGAAGGATATAGTGAGTTAATATCAATGCCTGCTACCCAGCGTTGTATGCCCTTTTGTGGGTCAGCAACAAATGCGCCTGCAGCTTTCTGTGCTTCTGCATCTGCTTCTTCCTCTAGAGTGGGCTCATAATCTTCCTCTTCTGTATCCCAACTACGGCGTTTTCTATCTGGGACAACCATACCCCGTCGATGTGCTTCGTTAATGATGGCTTGTTCAGTAACAGCAACCGCACCCATCGTAGTTTGAATGTTAACAGTATTGTCGTGTGCAATTTCGTTTGCTAAATCAATAAAGCGTAGCTTCTTATCCAACTGGTCAAGTAGTGCAACGTCTTGTCTATTATATTCAATAAACTTGTAGAAGTCTTGGTTGTACAACTGATCTAGTGTACCTTCATAAGCAATCTTCTTCTCACCTACTTCGTATTCACCAATAGCATCAAGTGAATATGAATGCATTTCATGATATGTATACTTGCGATACAGTTCAAGATAATCAAGGTGAATGCGACCAGATAACACGTAGCTCTGTTGTTCACGTCCATACTTGACAATCATCTTTGACTTCGGCATCAAGTCCCACAAACATAGTTTGCGCAAATGCGATTTACTTAAAATACGAATAATACGATTGACAGTATATGGAATATCGAAACCCTCAGAGTTCCAACCACTGAGAACATCTGCATCCTCAATGAGGGCTAGAAAGTCGTTAAGCATATCTGCTTCTGATAGATACAAGAATGTATTCTCGAATTTATCACACAGACGTTGTGCTTCTTCTAGTCCTGCACCATCACGCATATTTTCAGGCGGGATAACAAACGTTACAAGTTGGTCTAACCACTGTAGATGAACTGTAATCGCTGTAATTGGCATGAACGGATCTTCTGGCGGAGCAAAGCCTCGGTCAGCATCAAAGTCTACCTCGATATCGAAAAACGCTACATTCAATTCAGGAGAGTCCTTACCTAGATAGTTCTCTGCTAAACAGCGAACCTCAGGTTTAATATCACTTTCATAAATCTTTTTATCTGAGTTTATACGTAGCTCTTTATGCATATCCTTTAAGCGTTTCACTTTTACTTGACGTACTTTCTCGCCGTGAATACTTGTATGAGATCCCCTATCGTCACGTACATAGAATGTACGCCACGCAGGATAGTCTTGATAAATGCGTTTGCCGTTGATACGCTCAACAACTTGCACAATATCTTTATCTTTGTTGTAGTATGCGTCTACATAGCTCATTTATAGTGTGCGTCCTACAGTCTCAAGTACAGTTTCAACGTCTTCGAAGTCTTGTTTCGCACCTTGAAGATTTGCTTTGTGTGCGAGTGAAATTGCTTTGTTGAGTACAGCAGGTTTGATATCTAGTTCTTCTGCAATAGCTTTTACAGTATCACGCAGACCACCTTTAAGGTCATCTACTTCTTGTAATACAGAACATCCTTCGTCTACAAGTTGCTTCAGTTTTGCTTTTTCTTCGCTTGAAATGCTATCTAATGACATGTGTTAATCTCCTCATAAGGTTATAAAAAAAGGAACTCTTAATTGAGTTCCCTTTAATATAACACAGAGGTGTTCTTATGTCAATAGTTATTTTTTATATTTTGATGAACAACCTTTTTCACTTAGACGAATTGCTAATGCATCAATTTTATCCATCTCTGCGTCTGAAAGTTGATCCATTGGCTTAGGAGCTGATTTCAGTTTGATTTTAGTCCCACCGACGGAGATTGTATCACCCTTCTTCTTTCCTTCCTTTGCCGCTTTGTCTAGTTCTTTGTAGAACTCATTATACTCTGAGAAAGATTGACGTGAACTTGTACGCATAATTCTATCGGCTATGTCATTTGCTTCATTGTTATTTGACATTTTATTTGCTACGCCTTTGATACCCGCACGTGTCGCCGCACCTTTAATGCCTTTTGACATTGCTGCTCTTGCAACTCCACCTGCTACGGCGCCTACTGCTGGAAGAATTTCATCTAGCTTGCCTTCTTTTAATGCGCCCATTGCAACTTTAGCAATCTTCATTAAACCTGTACGAGTGTTAAGCATTTTTTCAATTTTAGCTTTGTTATCATCGTTTACTTTAGCATGTACTTGTGTGATAGCTGATGCTGTGAACATGTCTACTTTTGAAGAACCGTCATCAAACTTAATTGATTTTGCTTGCTTGTCATCTACAATGCTTTGTAGTTGATCTAGTACTGATGCTTTCGCTTCATTAACTGACTCTGCCATAACAATATCATAACCAATGCGCTTTAGTTCAGCGGCTAGTTTTGCGTATTCTTCTTTTGATGCTGGTTCTAAGTCAGTAATCAATGACTTAGATGCGTCACCATGCTGACCAATTTCCATGTATGAAGTAATCAGTCCACGACCCTGTTCTTCTTCTGGGAACAATGCAATCACATCACCATTATCGAATTTTCTAAAGACTACTTTAACTGTATCATCGCCTTCGTTTACTGACTCTTCCCAAGGTGCTTTCTTTAGAGATACCTTTTTAGGTTTCTCACCACGTTCTGGTTCATCTGCTTTAGCAAATGCACGTTGACGTGCTTTCTCATCTGCGTCTGATGCTTCAGTTGTCTTCTTTTTCTTATTATGCTGATCTTTGATACGTCCAATTTCTTCTGCTGAAGCGCCTTTGCCTGCAGCTGATTGAATCTTTTTCATACCTTTTTCGCCGTACTTCTTTTTGCCTGCTTTATAAAGAATACCGCTCTCATTAGTCTTGCGCTTTTCTGCCGCACACTCATCACAGGTATCAATGTCGCCGTCAGTTTCATCTTTGATCCAGTCACAATCTGCACAACCTTTTGTACCTTCGTTTACTGATTCTTCAATTTCTGGCTCATTGTCCATTACCGCAGCATAATCTTCCATGTCACTGTCACCTGGCATTTCGTCTTGTGCTGGAGTTTCCATTTCCATGTCACCCATTGGGTCTGTCATCATCTCTGGTTCTGCGCTCATATCATCCATACCCATGTCAGACATTTCTGGTCCATTCGTCATATCGGCAGGAGCTATTTCAGTAGACGTTGAACCATCTAGTTCTAGTGTATGCATTCTTGCTGATAATGAGTCTGACATACGTGTGTATGCATCATATGATTTGTTGTGCTGATCTGCGAATGTTAGTGCTAAATCATGAACTGCGTCACGTGGGTTCTTACCTGACTGTAGTTCTTGTGTTAATTGTTCCGTAGCTCTATTTAGGTAATCTTCGAATTCATCATTAGAGATTACAAAAGACTCGATTAGTTGTGACAGTTTCATTTTATTCTACCTTATCTTTTAATCATTTGTGTTTTGACTGGTTTATTGTATGCAAGATTACCGACATCTGCACTGTAACCCATTTTAGTTTTTTTCTTCTTACCCTTTGGCTTTTTAGCATATATACTTGCAGCAGGATCGCCACCTCCTAAGGAAGTGTTCACCCCGGCAAATGAGCCAGCGAAAGTTTCGGATATGATTTCATTTATTTTCATAATAGTATTTATCTTATATGTTATTTATGCGGGATTTTAACTATACTATTATAGTGTGGAAACTGTTCTACGAATGAAATTTTTCTACGGTCTTCAAGTATTTTAAATTGCTTGAACGCATTCTCTTTATCTTCATCACTAACAGTGGATTCTACATGTCTTTTTAATGTATGCAATACATTTGTATATTTTGATTTCTGATATACATTTGCAGTAAACTCATTCTCAAAATAATCGATTATTTCTTGTGCAACATCTGACATATTAGGATCAATCATATTCACAGCTAAATGATTTGGATTATCTACCCAATTCGTATGGAATATTAGTGTTCTTTTAAAATCATGATGTATGACTTTTTCATTGATGTATTTTAGGTATTCTTTAAAATAAGGATAACTTAAACTATTATGTGCGCAACCAAATCCTAATATTAAATTTTTATGCTTCTTCGATTCTGTAAAGAATGCATCTAAATTATTATCCCAAGTGTTCCAGTTCAATCCCCATCGTATTAGTTCACTGCGCTTACCAACTGCTTCGTTTGACAACTGCATTTGATATTGAATATTAGGGGTTCTCTTTACGAGTTTCATAAATTTATCAAACTTGTGTTTTGGAAAGTTTAGATTGGTAGTGACGGTTACAACTATACGCTGTTCTGTACGTTTCGTGTCATTTAGGTTAACGATAAAATCTTCTAAAAATTCATACATGTGATTAGTAAAGAACGGTTCGCCGCCCAATAGACTAAAATTAACATAGTTGTTCTTGCCTAAATCACCTTCCCAGTATTCATTAAGTAGTCCAATTACTTTTGAAAATATCGCATCATCTGTATCTGGCATTCTATTACCAGTTTCTTTTTGCCAACGTGTACTAGAACCTTCCCAACAATATGCACATGCCATGTTACATTTGTTCGTAAGTTCTAATTCAATAAAACGAAAACCATCATGTTGTTGTATCTCTTGATGAAATTGTATTGCTTTCTTTGGATGATGTACAGCTTTTTCTAATCTTCGTTTCCATAGTATTTCAAAGTTTTTTGTATACTCGGTACGTACACTACTTCCACTTGCATCTTCTGTCTTCCAGCAACCTGCACAGTCATCGGAACGTGTCCCACCACTCAGTTCATATTTACGTTGTGTGAGTACTGGGTGATTTACAAAGAAATCTAGTCCTTCATTTTCTAAGATATCAAGGTCGAACGTAAGTTGCTTCTGTTGTTCTTCTGTATATTGTGCTTTACAACACCACTTAACGGTGCGCTGAGGCAGACTGATAATCATATCATTCCAGGTCTTGAAGCACATTGTTTTAGATAAATTATGTACATTTGGATTTATTTTAACCAAAGGCGACTTTTCGATATCTTCAACTTCTTTGTTAAAATTTGAGGAACTCATGTAAACCTATTTCTTTTTACGTAGCATATTTTTTGGCATTCCGTCACGATCTACATCGTTGCCGAACTTTTTAACTTGTTTGATGATTTCATCTACACCCACATCAACAGTTGTATTTACACCTTTTACAACACGACCAACTCCTGCTGTTTCGTTAACAGCAAACTTCCAAGATTTAATCTTGCTAGGGACAATAACACCACGTGGTGCTGAATATCTCTGAACATCTAGTGTGTCTTGCCACCAAACACCATCAAGTCCTTGCTGTTCTGCAAATATAGGTAGAACAAATTCTAGTACACCTGTTGATTCAATACGATTTTGTCTTGTTTCTTTTTTAAGTTTATCAGTAGGAACAATGCCGCCCTTGTCTACAGTCACATCCATGAATTCTAGTTCATCATCATACTCTGCTTCTGCGTCTGCCATTGAATTGAAAGTTGAACAAAGGTCGTCTTCCATTTCATCATCATAATAACATACTGTGACAGTCTCTTGTTGTGCTAAGTAGTCATTTTTGACTGCCCATTGTTTGATTTGTTCATTATGTGCGTCTGAAAGACTGTGTGCATCTAAGAATTTATTGCCTTCTTTCGTAGCACTATGTGTATCACCTGTTACGTGACCTCTTGCAATCTGCTTCCAAGCATCAGGATGTGTGCTTACACTTAGACCTGCGCCCTCATACCCATCACGCTTTTTAGATGCATCTAATGTGCCAACATGATATAATCCTTTGAGTGTTTTAACCGGTAGACCATCTTTTGCTTCATTGAATGCGGTATCTGTTGCAGTCTTTGCATTCTTACCGTCAGGATGCTTAGGATTAATACCTACAACTTCGCCGTTGATTAATTCTGAAATGTTTGATGCTTTGCCAATTCTATCTAATAGCTGATGTAGTTTGTCATTCGCATCGTAGTTACCACTTTCATAGCCACTCTTACCACGAACCTCAGTACGTTTGCCAGTCTCTGTATCAGTAATGTTTAACACCATCATATCAGCATCACGTTCTAGTTGTAGCTTGTAACCTTCGTTAACGCTTTCATTAAGTTTGTATTCGTATGTATCAGTGCCTGTTTTTTCTAACCATTCAAACTTGTCGAAAAACTTCTGGTTAGTTACTTTATATATTGTTATTGGCAAACCCTTTTGATCTGCATATGACTTTATTGCGTTCATAACTTTACCGCCGATGCCCGCACCTCGTTCTGACGTTGAGATTTGTGACATTAAGATTTTTTCTGGTCTAAAACTCTTAGCCGCATCTAACAAGATATGACCGAAATCACCTTTAAGCATATATGTGCCACCGCCACCGATCATTTCTTTTTCTGACCATGGGACACCAACTTTACCCCAACTAGTCCAACTAGTTGCGCCGATTGCTTTACCGATATGTTTGATCAGTGGGTAATCATCGTCTAGTGGCCACCATTTCTTATCAAACTCAATATCAACGTATCCATTCCGAATAGCATCAAACTCTTCTTTTGATACTTCGTTAACACTTTCATTACTTTGTGGATAACGGATCATTGTTTCTCTAAAGCGAAAGTCTTTGTTGCGACCTTTGTTTGGTACGAAACCAAAACGCTTATAGAACTTAATTAGTCTATTCTTATTCCCACCAAATGCATCATCTGGTGTTAGTGCGATAATAGCACCTTCTCTATCCATTCTGTCAACAATGTCTTGCATTGCTTTTGTACCCTGACCAGCATTACGCTCATCACCCGATACTTCAATCTTAGATAACACATAACCTTTTTTAGTATCGCCGTGTAATGATACTTCAACTTCTTCATCTAGTGCGTCCCAATACGCATCATCACGTGGAATTGGTTTAGGATTAACTAGTCTAAAGAATGATGTGCTACCATTTCCTGTAGTACTTTGTTCTAACTTCCAACCTAGTTTACTAGCAAGTTGTTTAGCAAATCTTGTATATAGTCTTGCTCTACCGTCACTAGCGTGGTCAGTTTTATCAGCACCAAAGTCAAAACCTTCTACGTGTTCAATACCAACTGTACTGATCCACTTTTTCATCATTGCAACTACAGTAGCAAACACTCTAAACTCATCGCCCGCATCTGTTTTGCCCATGCTCTTTCCAATTGAAAAGTCGATACCAAAGTCATCAAAGTCAGTTGATGAAAATTCCATTCTTAGCGGACCATTTGGTGTTTGTGCTGTTGCTACAAATGATTGTGACTCATCAGGACCTTTAAGATTGAATGGATATGGATTGTCAAATGCCTCAGTTAGTGGGGTGCTAGATATTTCAGTGAATTTCATTGTACATGGTCTCTAGTTCTTTAGCTTTAATACCGTTAAACGCACGTGCAATGTCAAATGCATAACCACCGATACTTTGCTTCTTACCTTTTGATAATACTAGGCGATGCAAAGCATCCAATGCTGCATTGTAAAACTTCTTTTCTTTTGAATCTTTTAACTGTGCAAGTAATTCATCACGGGTAGATTCACCTAGAGCATAGTCTGCGATACGTTGTCCTGTATCACCAACAGTTGACTTGACTTTCTTGCGTAGCTGATTCAGTTTCTTTAGTCCTTTACCAGTCTTTAGTGCAACTTTGAACATACCAATCAGTACATCAACACTTGTTTTTGCTACAACTGCCATCACGATAAGTTCTGCTAACGGAGGAACAGAACCCATATCTTCTGCAAGTTTACGTTCTACAGCAAACTCTTTGTTTGGAGTTTTAAAGTTCTTCTTACGCATTACTGTCTTAGCAATAAGTTCTAATTCTTTGCCGTTCCATTCTAAAGCAAACGGAATATTAATGTCACTTTCTAAGTCTTTCATTACTGCTTGTGCATCTGGTCCTAGTTGTGCAATTGGTTTACCGTACTTAATGAATTCTTTTTTAAACAACATTGCTAGTTCTTTAATAGAGATAGGTTTTACATTACGTTCATCATTTACACGGTCAATAAAATGACGTGTAAATTCAATATCAATTCCTACTTTTGAAAATACTTGGTCTAATACTTTTTCAAGTGCGTCTAGTTGCGCTTGTGTTACACCTACACCTTTATCTAATTCATTAAGTTTCATAGTTTATTCCTCTACCGGATCGTCAATTAGTATTACACAGAATGTACTACTTACTAGTGAATTGTTTACACTACTGTAAGCACGAACTTCAATATCATCGCCTGCATTTACTTTAATAGGAATGTTATAGTTCTTTGCATACGTTGTTGCACTCACTGTAATGATATCACGTGCATTCCAAGCGCCGTTGCCTGATGCATCTGGATCACGTGTCATAAGTGTTGCAATAGCATCTGTATTTTGTTTACCACAGCCAACAGTCCATTGTGTAATGTATCCTGTTTTGCCTGCTGGAATTGTATATTGTGCCATGAACGTTTGTCCACGTCCTGCGGCATGTGAACCTGTGCCGTCTACACCAATAATTGCTAATGCTGTTGAAGTATTATCACTCGTAATACTGATTGTTCCTTCATTAACACCGCTTGTACCTGATGTTGCAACCTTCACACGAAATACACGTTTAAATTCAGCAATTGTTGTATCACCTACGTCTACAGTTTCAACAACAACTTCGCCTGCTTGGTTCATACCTTGTATCTCTACAGTACGAGCACCAGTACCTGTTGGGTTATCTTGTAGATTATTACTTGTTACAGTAAGTGTTTCGGCTGTTTGAATGTATGTGTAAATTCCACCACCGTCCCAGATAGTCTCTTTATCACTGTCAACATCAACATTCATTCCAAACTTTTCAATATGACTTACACCTTCAATGTCACCATCTGCTAGTTGAATACCCCAACCAAAGTTATTTCCAATTACTCTTAATGCTGGTTCGCCGGCAGCATTATACTCCATAGCATAATGTGGCCCTGATAAGTTTCTATCACCATTATCGTGCGTATAATCATTCATTTATTTTCTCCTTACCACTTACGGCATGACCAGTAACGTGCTTTATGCTTTGGGCCTGGGTTCTCACAATTATGTCTTGCTCTAAAACTCTTACGTGCTTTTGGATTAGACTTTCTAATCTTCATTGTCTTACCTTTAGCACTTGTGCCACCGTGACCGAAGTTAACTTTTACTACATTGCCTTTTGGGTTCTTTACGTACACTTTAAACTTCTTAGTGTCACCTTGCATTGGCTTGTTTAGTTTAACAGTTCGTCCTTGATATTCAGCTTCAAAAAGTCCATCTTCACAGAATGCTAAGTAACCAAAGTGTTCGTGAAAATCTTCATGATCTTCTAACGTTATTTCTTCTGTTAACGTGATTTCTTCATTTATAATATCATCAATTCTCATTGTACTTTCCTTTTGTTGCTTTAATTTATTTAGTTCGTTAGTAAGGTCCTGTACTTTTTGTTCTAAGTCTGCGATACCGATATCGTGTTCGGTATCATTCTTTTTACTTACGCTTTGTGAATCTTCTACGTCTGCTACAAGTGCCGCAACAACATTGTCTGCGTGTGGGTATTTCACTTTTAAATTCTTTAATGCATTAACTGTCTTCGGATCAAATCCTAAATCTGCATCTTTCGTTTCATCTTCTGTAAGGATATTCATATCCCACATAATCTCTACTTCGAGTAGGCATTCGAATAGCGAATCTTCTTCCCAGTTTTCACTTACTATATCCGATCCTAGCTTACGCTTAAAGATTTCAACAACATCATGTGGGATATCTGAGCGACCATATAAATCCTGAAGAATTTGCACTAGCTCACGTTCATCTGCATTCGCAATCATATTACGAATTTGTGTAGCGGAGTTAACTGGTTCGCCGCGAATTTTGAATGTGAATGTAGGAACTGTAACAATGTAAGAATGTTCACGTAATGGACGTGCATCTTTTATTCCTGTCCACTTTTGAACGTGTGCAGGATCGCCATCTTTTTTCAGCTTCTTACCTACAGCAGGAAAATCAAATCTCGCATCTTCAGCCATATCTTTTTCTGATACTGCATATACAACTACTGTTGTATCTGGATCAAATCTGTCTGTGATTTCTGATGCAACGTATGGGATACGTGTTTGTACAATTGCATTCGGGTCTACACCTGCAAGCATCATCATCTTTTTCTTTTCGTTGAATTCAAAAGGCGACTTATGTGTATCTGTTTTCCCAGATGAAGCGATAAAGACTTGCGCGCCTTTATACTTTTGCTTTAGATATTGAAATACTTTACCATGTCCTACGTGAAACGGGTGAAAACGTCCCGGATACACAACGACAAGATTAGTATTTTCATTCTCAAGTAGATCAAATAGTCTCATTGTAGTTTAATTCCCATTAAAATTGCTTATGTGTATTTATCATTTTATACAGATAACAAAAAACCCAGCCGAAGCTGGGTTTATATTGTTAATATAATTGTTATATTACCAGAATTTCCACCATTTCTTTGGAGCTTTATATTCATTCATTGCTTCAATTGCATCATTGCAATGTTGTATCATTGCCCAACTTGATAATAGTTCATGTTTCTTTTTCTGTTCTAGAACTTCGTCTTTACTCCAATAGAAGTTCTCTCCCATCGTATTTTGAAAGACAGCAACCAACTTGCGTCTTTTAACATCAATATATAGAAATTTCATAGTGCTTCTCCCAAACATCTACATATATTTATCTTATAATGGTGTCAATTGAGGACTCGAACCTCACCGCAGAGTTGATATTTACGCCTGCTGAAATATCTGTTACTGTTAGCTAACCTGCATTGACCTATACGCAAACCATAGATGAAGATATTGTCCGCTTATATCATCACATGGATCATCGGAAAAAGTTTCCCACCAATGGTCTTCATCTATTTTTTCATCTTCCATTCAATCTACCTTTGAACTAATAGAAATCATATTATATTATATTTATTCTATTTTGTCAATAATATATTTTGGTCTCGGTGGTAGGATTTGAACCTACGGTCTCCTGGTCCCAAACCAGGCGCTTTACCATACTAAGCTACACCGAGTAATTTTGGCAAAGGTGAGGAGAATCGAACTCCTGCTTCTGGTTTTGGAGACCAGCGTGATACCATTTCACTACACCCTCATTTTTTAAAAACACACTAACTTCAATCCTTTCGGGATCTATGTTCTGCAAAACTTCCCATTGCAGTGGGACATAGTGTGCTTATAAAAAAAGCCCCTAATGAATTAACACTAGGGGCTTGCTTAAAATAACTTTTGTTAAAAAGTCACGTCAAAACATTCCCCAATCTCTTGGCGGCCATCCTAATATATATGATGTAGTATTTGACATGTGATTCTTTTCTCTTTGTTATACACTTAATATAGTACATGTTGTACCGAATGTCAAGTGCTTTCTTATAATTATTTATCTTTTATGGTACTCCCTAGGGGAATCGAACCCCTCTTTTCAGGTTGAAAACCTGACGTCCTAACCGATAGACGAAGGGAGCGTACTATAAAATAGAGTGGCTGGGTCGATAGGATTCGAACCTATACTCTGCGCTACCAAAAAGCGATGCATTACCGTTATGCTACGACCCAATGCCGTTAATATTTCTTACTGATGCCAGACTTGTCTGTTATCATCTACATTTTCTAGTAGACGATTCATATCGCCTTCTGCTTTAGCAAGAGCCGCGAATGCATCTTCACGGGCTTCAAAGTAAGTATGTCTTGAAGTTCTGACTTCGGGTTTATTCTTTGAACCCGGAGTGATCCATACTTCTATTAATCTAAACTTATCCATACTGTACTCTTTAATGGCGCGGTTGACGGGACTCGAACCCGCGACCCTCGGCGTGACAGGCCGATACTCTAACCAACTGAGCTACAACCGCGTGTTGTAATTTGTTGTCACGTGGTAGAGACAAGTGGACTCGAACCACCGACCTTTCGCTTATCAGGCGAATGCTCTAACCAACTGAGCTATGTCTCTGTAAGCTGGTGCGAGATAAGAGACTCGAACTCCTGACATCCTCCGTGTAAAGGAGGCGCTCTACCAACTGAGCTAATCTCGCAATATTGGAGCGGGCGATGAGATTCGAACTCACGACAGTTTCGTTGGCAACGAAAGGCTCTACCACTGAGCTACGCCCGCTTATAGTTGGTGGAGAATATCGGGCTCGAACCGATCACCTCCTGCTTGCAAAGCAGGCGCTCTCCCAGATGAGCTAATTCCCCGTTAAACATTTGGTGCGCCTGGAGGGACTTGAACCCCCACGCCGTAAAGCACTAGAACCTAAATCTAGCGTGTCTACCAATTTCACCACAGGCGCATTAATGGTGCTCCCACACGGACTTGAACCGCGGACCTACTGATTACAAATCAGTTGCTCTACCAACTGAGCTATAGGAGCATTATTAACTTCTACTATTATTTATCACCATTGGCATAGTGATAATTTATTCTGGCGGAGAGGGTGGGATTTGAACCCACGGTGGACTATTCACCCACGCTGGTTTTCAAGACCAGTGCATTAAACCGCTCTGCCACCTCTCCGTATACTTTGGCTCCGACGGTAGGGGTCGAACCTACGACCAATTGATTAACAGTCAACTGCTCTACCACTGAGCTACGTCGGAACAAAAACTACTTACTACATACGCCCGAGCTAGTATCTCCAATCGCTCCGCACGGCCTTATTGACATTGCCGCTCTAGTTTGATTGAAACTAACATCTCCTAAGAGATAGTGCTTATAGCTGATCAACGCCTCTGCACAGACGTATGTAGTAAGTAGTTTACTTTTGTCTATAATCGAATTTCTTCTAAGACATTTTCTAAATTATCAAATAGCGTTGTAGACTGACCGTTGATCTACGCGGAGATATTTGTCGCTCTCACCCGTTGCTTAACTTATATACTTAATATAGTGCATCAAGTGTAGTTTGTCAAGTCTTTTTATAAACTTTTTGAAAATAATTTCACCGAGTAGTGAAGTGTGTATTCCTCTTTGTCTATGTTCTTAATATAGCAAACTCTGTTTGATTCGTCAAGAACTTTCTTTATTAACTTCTACTTTTATTTATGTAATTTTTTTAGACTTCGTTCCTAATAGACAATTCTGAGTAGATATGCAAAAAGTCCATTAGCTGTGCGTATGTAGGTTTACGCCACTTGCGCATCTTATCCATTGTAGCACGAAGTTCAGCCGTTGATGTTGACGATACATGTTCCATTTGCAATTCTTTCTTCCATGACATGGATTGGTGTTTTATCTAAAACGATGTCAGACATATCTTCGCATCGTAAACGTAATTCAATATAATCTTTTCCGTCTTCTTCTAGTAAAAGATAATATGGGTGATACTTTGGGTCTCTGCCAATGAACTGTTCAAGTCCATCAAGGATTGCTTTACTAAGGAATCGTTCCCTAGCATCGATAACATTAGTTGACATGTATTAGCCTTTTCTTGATTCTAGATATGAAATACGATTAGATATCCAGTCAATTACTACCTGTTCTTCATTAGATGGTTTTTCAATGCATCGCATAATACTTAGCTCAAAAAGTAAGGTTCCAATCGAATTCCACTCCATACTGCTTAGTGGATCGGATGTTTTTTCTTCCGTCGCCGTCATTATACCATTCCTTTCTTTGCTACTCACTACATATTACTTATACAACAAGTGAATATTATTGTCAACTATTTTTTGTTATTTTTAATAATTATTTTCCGCCTACATTAAATTCATCGACAAAGCGAAATGTATTTGGTATTTCGGATTTCGAGTCTGCATCTAACGTCGGACGACCTTCAATAATTGGTGAAGTATCTAATGCTCTATTTACCTTTCCAGGTAGCTGTGTAGGATTTGCATTTTCCTCTTGGGTACGCTGTTCGTTTTTCATCGCTTCGATACCTTCTTCCTGAAAGTCGTACACTTCTAGTTCGCCACCTTTAGTTTGTCCTTGTCCCTCTTCTAACTTTTGCTTTAGCATCTGTGGGATACCTTTTTCTTGTTGTTCTTTGGCCTGTTCTAGTGCTTCTTTGTTTTCATCGGAGTTTACTACCATGATAGATTTTGGCTTTAACTCACCTGGCACTACTAACCAAACAAATATAAAATCTCCCATTGGGTCGTCTAAGTGCGTTATGTAAAATGAGTCAGGCTGAACTTCGTCAAATACAGGATACCCCAATAGATTATCAACTGTAGAATATGCAGTCCAACCACTAAAGATAGTAAGTGGTATAATTAAGAACATCAATAAAAAATTCTGATAATTTTTAATTGCTACCCATAATACTACGATTGAAAGAAATACAATACTTAATAGTATAGGAAGTAAGTCAAAGTTATATGCTGGCATGTAGCTCATTTAGTTTCCTCCACCACTTCTTTTCATTATAATATTATTAGCGTTTTCATCAAGTGCAATAAGTTTTCCATTTGCGTCTATCTCAAAATTAAATAGTGGGAATACTTGTCCTTTAGTATCATACTTACGTGTTGTCGTATATACTTCTCCATATGGATTAATCTTAACAAGGGTTGCAATAATAGTTCCGTGCGTATTATCTCTAATAGTTTCAGTCATGCCACTAGGTCTAGTGTATATTTTTACTTTTCTACTATAGATATGAGCCGCAACTTCGTATCTGCCAGGTACGATACCACGCATTGTGACTACTTCACGATTTATTGGAATAGTTACTACTGTGCCGTCAGGCTTGCGCCATTTATCATTGGACATACCCAGATCATCTTTTTCTAAGTTTAGTAGACCGCCAGTTTTATTTGTAAACGATACTGTTACGCCTTGTGGATCTCTGACCCATAAGTCAACATCATCATTTGCAGTTTCATCCCACTCAATAATAATCAAGTATTCAGCTTTTTTTGGTGCGTCTTCTTTTTTAGTTGGCGGATTAATTAGTAGGAATGCCACAACAAAAAGAAACACGAAACCAACTAGAAGATTGAACAACAAGTCATTTAGACCTGTAGTACTTCTAAAACGTTCATTGTTTCTTTTAGCCATTGTCCTCTCCGGACTCTAGATTGACAAGTTGAATTTTTAGAGCCTGAGATAAAATTAGACCTGTTAAGGTAGTGTACAATGCGGTACTCATACCAAGTGCCATTGAACTTAATGCGTCTTTTAATGTCTCTGGATTAGCAGTATCAATAGAACCAAAGCTATCGCCTAACATTAGGATAAACCCTGCTACTGTTCCGATCATACCTAGTGATAGTAACATTTCACTTGTAAACCAAGACACATTCGTTCCGGTTTTGTAGTCTTTACCAATACGTTGGTTGTTAGTTAGTACACCAACATATAGTGATGCCACAGTATAGATTGCGATAATAACGAAACTTAATCTCGTTGCATCTTTATTATATAGTTCGTTGAAAAAACCAAAGTAGTAACTAACAGTTGCTACTAAGATTGTTAGGCAGAAGAATAACCACCATCTTAGGAATATCATTGAGTGTCTCCAAATGTATTTATGCGACACTATCAACAATTACTGCTATGGCGTCATCAATAGTATTTATCGTTTCTGCTAAATCATCTGGCACATCAACACCGTATAATTCCTCGATTTCAAAAACTATTTCAACAGTATCAATACTGTCTGCTCCCAAATCTTTTTTAAGATTCATATCGCCTCGAAGTTCGTTTATATCACGTTTCATTCTACGAGCAATAATTTCATAAATTTGTTCTTCAACTGTCATTATATTTCCTTTTAAACTGAGAAGCTAGAACCACAACCGCATGTTGTGCTTGCACTTGGATTGTCAATAACGAATCTGTCACCATGTATACTAGATACAAAATCTACTGTTGCTGTATCTAGATACATAATGCTCATACTATCAACTACTAATTTAACATCGTTAGTTTCATAGATTGTATCATCATCTGCTACATCTGCTTCGAAGCCAAAACCATAACTAAATCCATGACAACCGCCACCTTCTACAAATACACGCAATGCTGTATCTGGAGATTCATCTTGCTCTGTAATAATTTCCTTAACACGTTCAGCCGCCGCTTCTGTAAATATCATACTGAAAAACTTTCTCCACATCCGCATTTTGCTTTCTCATTCGGGTTATCAACGATTTCAAAATGTGAGTTAAACCCTTCTGTGATGTAATCTAACGTTGCACCTTTAAGTGCATGTAGATATTTATGTTCGATAATAATATTAAAGCCATCAAATTTAGATGAAAAATCTGTAGTGGGATCAAATCCATCAGCAATCACAACTTCATACATTAGTCCTGTACAGCCTGCAGTCTTCATTGAGATTTTAATTGAGTTTGCGTTGTTATCTGCTAACCATTTAATGATACGTTTTTCAGCGTCATTTGTCAAATACAACATGTTTGATTCCTAGTTCTAGTTCATGTTTCTTTAATTTTGTTTTATCATGTATTGTTGAAATCTCATAGAACCTGTTCAACAGTCCAGACGCCATATTGTAATTCTGAGTATCATCTATGCAATACTGAATTTGTTCTTTAATAAAGGTAGTCTGTTCTTTTAGTTCTAGAATGAAATTCAAGATTTCATCAACCGTATTGGATGCATCATACTGCGCATTTAAGTTATTGATGTAGAGAAAGTCTTCGGCGTTAGCGCCATCTCTCACGTCATTTTCTACGCCATTTAGTTCTAAAATATACTTAGCGCGAGAGATAGGATCTGCCAAAGTTTCAAATGCACGATGTGCAAATGCTACTTTGTCTTTGCTTAAAAATTTATTATCTCGATTGAGTAAGGTTACAATTTTTTTATAATGCGTAGTAAGACTTCGCACACTAATATCTTGTTTTTCTTCAATCCCAAAGAACTTGAAATAGTTCTTTTCTTCTAGATTATATACTCTTTTAGTTCCGGACATTTGTTTACCTATTCATATCAGTATTAATAATACATCATACTGCGGTTAGAGTCAAGAGAAAACTACATATTTTTTAGTTTTTCTGACAATTCATGATACGGTCTTAGTCTTGGGTCCGTCTTGCTTGATTCATTGAATTCTAGACCATATCTCCAACCTTCAGAAACACGCTCTGAAAGCCATCTATTATGTTTCATAGCAGTTATATCTGCTTCTATCTCACCTTCTGGTAAGTCATATTTTTCACTAGTGGTGATTTCCATTGTATAGTCATCTTCAGTCCACTCGTTGATTAATGAAAGAATAACTTCTGCTTCTGCTTCTGTTACTGCGCGGTTCATTCTAAAGTCATACAAGTTCTTTTCGTTGAACGTATGATAGATTACTGCTGTGCCTTCTTCAGATGCCTCAAAGATGTTGGCGATTGTTTTCTCAAGTACAGTAATGATACCTTTGATATCGTGTGTACTCAATTCTTCATCTAGACCAACACGCAAGTGATATTTGAAGTTATTCTTTTTCATTTTTATCTGCCTTCTTCTTCGTAGTATCTTTCTTCCGCTCTTTCTGCTGAATAAACTGCACTGCGCTCTTTTGCAGTGTCACGTGAATCTACTGATTTGATAGTAGTGTTTCCACTTCTGACTTCAACGCTTTCAAACTTAGTTGAACTTGAATTAACGTAAAGACCAAACCATGCGGCACCTGAACCAACTAATACAGATACAAGACCCGCTTGTTGTGTGTTTGGATCTGGCAATGCCATAAACCACTGTACTACGTCATATAGCAAATAGATGTACATTGAAATAAATGCACGTGGGAATAGTCTCCATCTGCTAAAATATTCTGGTGCATTCCACCATATACCATTCTTATTCATAACATGTCTCCTCTCTCACTCTCTTATTGTATTTATCATTTAAGTTCGTAGTTATGTTATAAGACACAAAAAAGCCCACCTATTTGCGTCGAATAGTGGGCTTAATCTCATTAAATTTTGAAGTGATTACACCATTGAACCCCAATCTTCTGGAGAGAATACAATCCAATTTGTTCCGTCATACCCTTCAAACTTCATTGTTGATTCATTGAAGAACATCATTCCAGCTGTAGCTGGTGATGGACGATCTGCTGTTAAGCCTTTTGGTAATCTAAATACAGTAGGAGCAAGTGCTCCTGAGTTATCAATCACAACTTGTCCTTGCGAATTAACAATACCACCTTCGAGGTTACCTGTAACATTACCATCTACATTACCTACTAGGTTACCTTGAACATCGCCGACTACTCCACCAGAGAGATTTGCGTAAACAATAGGTTTAGGAACGGCAGTATCATCAATAATAAGTGTAGAACCAGTTCTGTCATAAACAGCACCGTTCCAATTACCAAAAGCAGTTGTTCCAGTAAAGTCTGCACTACCACCAGTAAATGTAGCATTGCCACTAATATTAGTTGTTCCTGAATTTAGTGTTGTTGCAGTTGCGGAGTCAACTGTTAAAGAAGAATCTAAATTGCCAGTTCCGCTTTCTAAAATTTTATTATTACCAGTTATATTGTAAACATCACCATACACATCGCCTGCTAGTCCGCCAGTAAATGTAGTAGTTGCGCTTGATACATCAACAATAATGTTTCCATTATCATCAACTACATCACCACGATATGTTGCTTGTGTGTTTGCATCTCCTGGATTTAAAACAATTGATGCTGTGTCTGTTTCATCTGCTAGATTGTAACCAACTTTAGTAGCGTAACTACTATCGTTATCTGTGTAACTAATAACACCCGTTGTACTATCGTATGACAAGCTCCCACCACTTACTGAGATTGCCGCTCTAGCTCTAGCTTCTGTATGATACAGATTTGTTTGTTCTGGAATATCATCAGTTTTTAGATTTGAAATTTGTGTATTAATATTATTAATGGTCGGAGATACGATTGCAGTTGTTGTTAATACACCATTGATATCAACTGGTCCAGTGTGCGAAAGTGTATTTGTTTGAGTTTCTAGCTGCCAAACATCACCAGTATAACCATCATATGAAACTGGATCACTTGTAATAAGGCCCCAATCACTTGCAAGTCCGCCAGTTACTTCAAATGGCTCCCAGTTTCCTGAAGTCGAACTGTATTTTAGTACATAACCATCTGCTAATCCAGTTAAATCAACATCGTGCAATTCACTCATGTTGTCAACTTGTGACATTTCTGACCAAGATGAATCTTCTTGTCTAAATTTTAAATTTTTTGCTTGAGTATCAAACCAAATATCGTTGGTTTTGATACTGTAACCATCGTTAATAGGGTCTTCGTTCCCTTGATAAAGTGTAACTCCACTCTTACCAATTTTGAAATAGGGAACACTTGTACCCTTTGCATTCAGTGTTACTGCCATCGTTTGTCCTCAACGTCTATAAATTTCGCCAGTCAGAGAATTAACTCTGTCGTTAAGTTATATTCTATTATAATCTATTTATCAATTATAGCATAAACTGCGCATATTTGTCAAGCACAAAAAAGAGGGGACCCTTTCGGACCCCCTCCCATTTTAGTAAAACTAAAATACTTACTTAGTAATCAAAGATTACATTTGCTTGTATTCTGCTGTTACGATTACGTTACCAACTGTTGGTGAAGCTGCTGAACCACCGTTACCGATAGATGCTGTTAGCGTTGCGCCACCTGCTGTTGCGTTTTCATAGCCTAGATCAATCATGAAGATACCACCTTCTGATAGGTCAACGTCATTCGTGCCTACTAGAGTGTTTGTACCATCTGTGATTGTTAGCTCATCTGCGCCTACGAATGCAGTTGTAACTTTAACAGTTACTTTTGATACGTAATATGCTTTATTTGCAACGTTCTGTACTGTACCTACAGTGAATGATGAACCACCATTTGCTGCGAATGCTGTACGTAGAACACGGTCGTCTGAACCAGCTGTTGAACCATCAACATATGATTTTGATACAAGTGCTTCACCTGGACCTGCTGACATGTCGTAACCTGCTGGTGCTAGTATTAGACCATCACCTTTTGGTGCTAGTGTTACGTTCACATCTGCTGACGTGCCTACTGCTGATAGTTCTACACCACCAGTGCCATTTGTCATTACAAAGTTGTCTGCTGCTGATGCAGTTTCAACGAATGTTGCGATTGCTGTATCGTCTGCACCTAGGATTTGAACGTTGCCGTCTGTTGAACCGCCGTTACCACCTTTGATGATTACTGAACCTGAATCACCATTAGCTGAACCGTTACCACCTTTAAGCACTAGATCACCTGCTAGACCAGCTCCTGAGTCACCGCCTGCTACTGTTAGGTCTGTATCTGCTTCACCCTGAATTAGAGCTTCGCCTGATTGACCTACGATGAATACGTCACCACCATTTTGACCTTGTAGATACATATCTACAGAGCCTGTGCCTGATGCGTTTTTCGCTGTAAGTGTTAGCTTGCCTGCTGCATTTGTTAGGTCTAGATATTCGCCTGTACCTGATGCTGCATTTGACGCATCAATTACTGCTACACCCGAACCGTTACGTAGATGTGATACATATTCGTAACCAGCTGCTGAACCGTCTGACATTAGTACTGTGTTATCAGCACCTACTGTTGATAGGCCTGTACCACCATTTGCGATTGGCATGATACCATCTACATCTGCTGTTAGGTCTACTTTTGCATATGCTAGTGTACCTGAAGCATTCACTTTTAGTACAGTTGAGTTAGCACCTTTTGCTAGTTCTGCAACACCTGTACCTGACATTAGAGCAATTGAGTCATCTGCGTATGCTGATGTATCTGTTGCTGTACCGCCATTTGAACGTGATAGTTCAGTTGTTAGCTCTAGTGATGCCGCTGTTACGTCACCAACTGTTAGTGCTTCTGAACCTAGTGTCCATGTGTCGTTTGTTTCATCCCATAGGAATGATACGTTTGCTGATGTACCACGTACTACTTCAAAACCTGCATCTAGCGTTGGAGCTGCTGCTTCGTTTGAGTTTAGTGCAATGATGTTATCTTCGATAGCAACTGTTTCTGATAGTGTAGTTGTTACTGCACCTGAAACTGTTAGGTTACCGTTAACAACTGCGTCACCTGAAACTGCTAGTGAAGCGAATGATGCTGCACCTGCGTCTAGTGTATTTGCGCCAAAGTCACCAGCTACTGCGAATGTTGCCGCTGTATCTGATAGAGTTACTTTAGTTGCTGTTGCATTATCATCAATACCAGTTGAAGCAAAATCTGAGATTGTGCCACCGTGAACTTTGTCACCTGATACTTGGTTGTCTGCAAGTGTTAGTGTACCTGATGCAACATCTAGTGTGCGACCTGCGCCTACTGTGATGTCATAACCAGTCATTGCATTAGCTGAACCTGTTAGGTCTGCTGATGAAATTGTACCGCCGTGTACTTTGTTACCGTTGATTTGGTCATCATCTAGTGTCAAAGTCTGCCCTGTTAGATTGATATCCATACCAGTTGCTGTACCACCAGTTAGTGTCGCATTACCTGAGTTCAGGTCTGTTGCTGTTACTGTTGCTAGTGATGCTGTACCACCTGTTAGTGTTACGTTGTTTGAACCTAGTGTTGAGAAAGTACCTGCTGCTGATACTGCACCACCAATTACAACACCATCAATCGCACCACCATTGAAGTCAACAACATCTGATGTCAGGTTTGCACCTGTGATGTCGCCGCCTGTGATTTGTGCGTTTACTGTGTTCATTGTTGAGAATGTACCAACTGCTGCTACTGTACCACCGATGATTGTGCCGTCGATTGCACCACCATTGATATCAGCACCTGCTGTCGTCATAGTTGAGAATGTAGCTGCTGCTGATGTATCTGCACCAATTACAACGCCATCCATTGCGCCACCATTTAGGTCAACTGAATCTGATGTTAGTGTTGAGAAAGTACCTGCAGCTGATGCTGATGCACCAATTACTGTACCGTCAATTGTACCACCATCAACATCTGCTGATGTTGCTGAAAGTGCTGAGATTGTGATTGCTGCGATTGTACCGCCTTCAACTTTATCACCTGAGATTTGGTCATCTGCAAGTACTAGAGATGCTGCTGATACGTCTACTGTATCACCTGCTTCTGCTGTTAGACCTGCTGTTACAACGCCGTCTTTCATGATTACGCCATCTGCTGTTACGCCCGCGCCCAATGTGTGTTCTGCGATTGTATCTACTGATACTGAACCTGAGAAGTCTGCGTCTGAACCTGCTACTGCATGATCAAACGTAATGCCTGCACCTGGTGTTAGTTCGCCGATGTTATCAACTGAGATTGCGTCCATTGCTTGTGAACCAATTTTTAGGTCTGCTAGTGCTGTACCTACTTTGAATTCCCAAACGTCATCAGTCTCATTCCACTGTAGTGTTGCTGAGTCTTCTGTACCACGGTCGATTTCGATACCTGCTGTGCCTGCTGTTACGCCTGCCGCTGTTTCGCCTTTGTTAAGAACGATTGAGTTATCTGCAATCTCTGTGTTTGTTGTGTTTACTGATGTTAGTGAACCTGATACTGTTAGGTTACCAGCAATCGCAACATCTGCGCCGAATGATACTTCTGCGTCTGCAACAGTAATTTGTGTTGAAGTTGCATTGTCATCGATACCTGTTGATGCGAAGTCTGAAATTGTACCACCATCGATTTTGTCACCTGAAATAGAGTCATTATCGAATGTTAGTGTTTTACCAGTCATATCAATATCTGTACCAGAAATTGTGCCACCTGAGATAGCTGCACCTGATGTTGTCATTGTTGAGAATGTACCAGCTGCTGATGTAGTTGCACCGATTACTGTTGCGTCTACTGTACCACCATTGATGTCTGCTGTTGTTGCAGTTAGGTCAGCGAATGTTGAAGCACCCGTTGCCGCTACACCAGCGTCTTTTAGTACTACACCGTCAACTTCAACACCAGTGTCTGCTGTTTTTTCGTTGATTGTGTCTACTGTCATTGTACCTGCATTAATTGTACCTGCATTTGAAATACCAGCGTTTGCAACGTTAATACCTTGTGTAGTTACGATTAGTGAGTTAAATGTGATGTCGCCACCATTTGTATACGCTTCGATTGTATCAATCTTTAGTGTACCTGAGATATCTGCATCTGCGAATGAAGCATTTGCTGCTGTCGTTGCGCCGATTACTGTACCATCGATGTTACCACCGTTTAGGTCAACTGAATCTGATGCTAGAGTTGAGAACGTACCTGCTGCTGAAGTTGTTGCACCGATAACTACGTTATCAATTGCTGAACCTGCTGCACCGTCTACGTCTAGAACGCCGTCTACGTCAAGTGTTTTACCAGCACCTAGAGTGATGTCAAACTGTGAGATAGTTTTGCCTGTGCCACCTTGTAGGTTAGCTGAGTCAATTGTACCGCCAGAAATAACGTCACCTGATAGTTGGTCGTTTGCAAGTGTTAGTGTACCACCTGATAGGTCTACTGAACCACCTGTGATTGCTACTGCATCTGCGTCTTGTGTTGCGATTGAACCTAGACCTAGGTTATCACGTGCAGTTGCTTTGCCTGCTGTTTGTGAAGCATCTACGCCTAGACCGCCACGTGTTAGTGGAAGAGCGCCTGATGTTGCGTTTAGGTTTGTTAGGTCTAGTGCGCCGTATGCTACGCCGCCTGCACCGTCTGATTTTAGTACTTCACCAGTTGTTGATGTACCTTTAATTGTTAGTGCGTCTGAACCATCAACCATGATGTATGTGCCGTCAACGTTTACATTTAGTGTGTTACCTGCTTTTGACAGAGCATCACCTGCTGTAATTTGACCAGTACCAGTGAATTTTGTGAATTCAATATCTGTAACGCCTACGTTAATAGTACCGTTTGCAGACATAACATAGCCTTGGTCTGAGTTCACTGTACCTTCTTCTACAAAGAAGAATGCGCCAACGAATTCGCCTGCTGTGTCCATGTCGATTGCACGTGTTAGACCAGTCGATGCATAAACGTAAATACCGTTTTGTGATGCAGTTGTTTGATCTTTTAGTAGTACACGGTCGCCGTCTACTAGATTTACACCATCCATTGTTGATGCTGGTGTACCTACGTTTACGTCACCTGTTGAAGCTGCACGTACTGAGTCTTTTACGTCAAGACCTTGTGCTACTGAGTCAACATATGCTTTATTCGCTGCGTGGTCGTCTAGTGTTGGTGTTGCAACGTTCATGTTGCCTAGAGTAGAACCGTCAGTTGTTACTTTGAACAGGGAATTACCTGAATCATATACAACACGACCGCCTGCTTTACCAAACTGTACGTCTGAGCCAATGCCGCGAATACCAAAGTTTTTAATATCAGCCATTATAGTTTCTCCTAAAAAATAGCTATTTGATAAACCTTTACATCCTCATGATGCAAAGGCAATACAACAATCCCTGAGAAATCAGATTCCTAAAGAATTACCGTAGTTATAGATAAACATATAGTATGCTTTTCCTTTAAGTTTTCATGAAAATTATCCGGAAGAAACGTCGGACAAAGTAGTGCAAGAAGTCTTAATCTTCTTACACTAATATTTATCAAAGTCACACACTAACTTTTATTCGTATATTATACGTAAGTCACTGTTACTTTGATTAAACCATTAGTCGCATTATAATGTTCTAAGTTCGCTCTAATTTCAAGTTCACTCGATCCTGTATAATGGAAATCTGGAGTAGTAGTATATGAACCGCTTGACTCTAAGTCATTTTCGTAGTCACTCATAAATCTACTTGGTTCTGACACTGTGCCAACTTCTATAGAAGGCACACCACCAGAATATCCTGAGATGATAGTGTTAACCTCTACAAGTACACTAACAATCTTAGAATTATCTGAGATACGACCCAATGTTACTGTTTTCGC